ACACGACCGTACATCTCGTAAAAACCTTCGATAACTATTTCATCTTTTGTTGCTTGCGCTAAAAGTTCAGCAGTATCTAGGTATTCAAGTTTAATTGTACTTCCTAAAAAAGATAATATAATTCTAAGATCCTGGGTTGAATAAGTTTCCCCAGAGTATCTTTCAACTCTTTTTTCTCTTACTATTCCCCATGCAGATGCGTAATTATGAACACTAGGACTAACTCTTATTTTATTTTTTCCATAAGAATCCATTATTAACCAAGGATTACCAGAAGAACTAAGTTTATCTGCTAAAAGTACATATTGATACTTTAGATTTTTCTTATTTCTCAGGATAATCTCAGTACTTTTCCCATACTCATAATCACAGTACTTTACTAATTTTAATCTTGAACCATTAATTTTAATTTCTTTTTCCATAATTCTTATGTTTATTGTTATTTATTATTCATTAGTAAGAGTTTCAAGAGCTTCTAAAAAATCCAAGATATTCATTATAAAATTACGATAACTTTTATCTGGTTTATCTGGAAGTCTAAGAGAATACTCAATAAAACCTCGTAATTCTATATCAGAAGGACAAATATTCATTATAATATCTTTGTAAAGATTATTATGAACTGTTTCTGAGATTATAAGATTATTCTTAAGCTTTCTAAATAAACTTCGTTTTGTTAATTTTTTATAATTATCCTCAGAATGTAAATAAACAGGTAATACCATTACTAAATCTCTAACTTCAGAAGGACTAATCCAGTTCCCTATTGGAGATCTAGCTGCATTTAATTCTTCATAGTTCTTTAGAATATGATAATTCAAAAGTTTATTTCGAAGAATAGATATATTTTTATCATAAATAAATTTTATAAATTCTTCTCTATTAAATAACTGATTAAATCTGATATAACCAACTATAATATTTTTGTTATATCGTAATCTATAAAATTCAATACTTTCTATTTTTATTTTCTTCATAACACATATAAGGAAAATAAACCCCGACCTATCACAGGCAGGGGCTCACACTATAATATGCAATTCAAAGGATTTTCTCTTTTCCATTTATAAGGATTTAAAGCCTTAAAATTGATAAACAATAAGAATCATGGAAAATATTAATGAAGAAAAAATTAAAAAATTTAAAAAGATTACAGAATTAATTTTGAATGGACTAAAAGAAAGAGGAATAAATCCCATCTTATCTGAGGACGACACTTCCCCTAATGAAGAGTGGGGAAATAGTATGACAATGTCTTTCAGTTTTTCTAATGGAGGACTTAAATATTGGTATCTCGGAATTTGGGGATGTGGGAGATGGTCTGAAACTTACGATTGTGATAATTCTGAGGACTATATATCAGTCTTTCTAATTCACAAATGGACGTATGATAAATTTAGACCTAGTAGTTCAGATATAGAATACAGAATTACATTAAACGATAAACCTGTAGAAATATATCATGTAATTCAAGGGTTAGAAGAAATTCATAAAAATCCTATTCAAGAATATTATAAAACTTTTTGGGAACATAAAAGTGATCATGATATGCCTTGTCTTGAATATTTTAGAGATTGGTGGTTTCATGAAGTTACTTATCCGATTCAAGAAAAATTGAGATATAAATGGAGTGTAAAAATATTATATAATTTTCTTAAAGTATTATCATGGATTGACCCTAGAGTCTCACGAAGGAAGTTATTTAAAGAAGAAGGGTGTATTCCAATCTATACTTCCGGATTTTTAGCGACGGAATGGGCATCAAGTCGTGATTGGGCTTTTAATAGCTTTGCATGGTTATATGAAAAATTTCCATGGTGGTTATGTAAAATCTGTAAACATAAATTATTTGATGCACACTGGAACGTCGCTGATTTTCCGGAAGAAGTAACAAATACTTTAGAAAAAAGAATGTGGAAAGGAGTAGTAATATGAAAAAGTTTAAATTTGAGGAATGGTTAGATGAGAAAGGTGGAGGTTGTGAACTCATTTTAATATGTCTTTTTTGGAAATTTATATTTGATCCTATTATATACCTAACTACCAAAGATATGGATTGGGTAGTAGCATCACAAACTCCATTCATAATATTTATTCTAACTCCATACATATTATTTAGAACAAGAAAAAGATGGAAAAAGAAAGATTAGATTTATTATTAGTTTATGCAAATGATCTATATAGATATATTGCTAAGAAACTTGGAGAAGATTATGAGCCAAAAAATTTAATTGGTCTTTTAGGATGGTTAGACGAACATAACGTAATAATACATATCCAACCAGAATTTTATAGTCAAGGTATAAATTGGAATTGGCAAATTTCATTTTATAATCCAGAAACTTTTGATGATCCAGATCTTATGGATGGAACTGGATTATATGGAGATAATGGAGAATATCCTACTAGAGGAAAAGCTATGTGTTGTAGTATTGTTAGAGCACTAGAATTATATATCCTTGAGATGATAGATTCTGAAGAAATTCTAGGCGATTACAAACTTCCAATGCCTTCTGGAACAACAGTACAAGATCTCTTAATTTACATGATAAGAAATCAATATTCTGTAACAGTAGATGAAAAATGGTCGGAAATGAAAAGAAAATCTATTAATGAATACTTTAATTACTTAAAAGAAAGGATAATAGAATGTTGGGAAAAAGTTGTCTAGGATGTTTTATGTTCTTGGTAATAATGTTCTTAGGATGTTTATTCCTAGGATTTATAACTAAGATTGTATTCGCGCTATCAGTAGGAGTATTTATTCTTACAGCATATATCATTGGAATAATTTTTATGGCTTTCGTGATTTATAATGCAATTAAATTTTTACTTACATCATGAAATGGAGAAATTTTATACAAGATTTAGTTCTGATAATTATTGGAGTTATTCTTTCAATAATTCCAGAAAAATCAGAATTTACAGAGATGCTAACTACATTCTTCATAACAGGAGGAGTTGTTAAATTAGTTTGGGATTTTATAGTAAATAGTGATGAGGATTGATTATGGAAACTATAGAAATAAATTATAAATATAAACCAGGAACAAGATTATATCGAGTTACTTATGGAGAGCTTAAGTATTATGATGTTGAATGCGTAAATATAAACTTATCATTAAATCGAGATGAACCGCTTATAACATATCAACTCAGAGTTGATAATTCATCAGGAAACAGAGATACAACTTGGGATTTTGAAATTGATAAATATTATTCATTAACCCCAGAAGAAGCTTTAAAGAAACATTCAGCGGAGTTATTAGAAAAATTTAATTCTAAAGATAAATGACGATTATAGTAATTATATTCTCAATAATAATATGTCTAATAGGAGTTTATTTTCTCTTAATTGAGACTAGAAGAATAAGAAAATGGCTAGGAATTGGACTAATTCTTATCACAGCGTGTATTGTATCTACTATTTATACTGAATGGGTAAATAATAGAGTATTTCAGTATTATACACTTAAGATTACTCTCAAAGATAATACCGAAAAAGTCATAGAGTACGTTAAAGCCTCTGAGTTATCTATACGATTTGCTGAGGATTCAACTATTATAGTTTGTGATACTATTCCTAGTGTAGTAAAAATAGAATTAATTGAAGTAAAACAAAAACGTTATGGAGAAGTACATAAGAACGCTAATTTCTAAAGGAATGTCCAGAATAGAGGCTGAAATGTTTATAGACGGATTAACAAAAGTTATTCTAGAAAAAAGAGAACCAGAACCAATTAAAGCAATATTTCCTACATACTATAAAATTAAAACAATAGATTCAAATACTAATGAAGATCTTGGTTTCATAAAGTTTGATGTAGGATTTGATGCTAAATTTTTTGATTATGATACTGCCAAAAAAATTTGTACATATTTAAATGAACATGATATATACAGACAATTAGATTCAATCGATGCTGTAAATTATAATAAAAAACCATGGTTAACTATAACTCGCGATTGGAGATCTTATGTGAAATATATTACAAATGAAGGTAATGTTTTTTATATAGAAGTGAATTGGAAGATAGGACAAGCAAGTTGGAAAATAGTACCATTTTATGATTAGAATATTACTCTGTGGGTTAGCAATCCTATTTGTAATTGGAATTTGGACTATAGAATTTATACAAAGATTATATGGAAAAATACTTGGAAAAATTAAAAGCGCTTGGAGTAAAAGATGAAGAAGCTGCCAAGAATCTACTTAAAGAAATAATCAATGATATTCAAGAAAAAGACATCATACATTTGATCATTTATTACCAAACAGGAAGTTCTTTTGAAACGCATAATGATGTAGATATTATTGATTATCCTTAGAATAATATATCTATCGCAAAAGAAAATGAAGAAGCAATTCGACAGCATTATAAATTTGCAATGGATTTAGAATATATATGTACTTCTGAATCAAGAGAAAAACTTAAAAAAGAAGCTGCTAAGAATTAGTGGTATGTAGAAGGACAATACAGTAGATATTCTCTGAAGTTAAAGAAAAATGATGGAACTTTCTTTACTTATAGTACTCCATGGATTGGCTACTTTGAACGTTTAGATGACATAGAAATAAAAATTTGTAACAGTTAATAATATTAACTACACTAGTCTATTATGGATTGGTGTAGTTATTTATTTTGCTCCTTTAATAGGATGAGAATCTTATATGTGAAAGAAAATATTTTTTTATTAACTAAAACAATAAAATCATGTTAGAATTTAAACCAGAAAAAGAATTAACAACATTAGACAAGTACAAAAAGTTATATGGTTTCTATGAAGGAAATCTAAATTACGTTCCTAGAGGAGGAGATCTAACAAAACATATTGGATCTTCTTTAGCACTAATTGATTATTCTAGAGATGAAACTGGAAGATGGGACTATTCTCTTAAAGAAGTAAAAGTTGAGGATATAACTGATTATGATCCTATGACTACAACTTCAATTATTAAGTATAAAATAATTGGGGAAGAGGAAGTCAAAGAAGCTAGAATTATTCCGGAAGGCTTTAGTTTTGAAAGTCCAGAGGAAACGGGAAAATCATTGAGATTTCTTCCGTTATCAATGCACTTTAAGGTTCAAGAAGAGAAAGCTTTTTATGATAGACTCTTAGCGAAATTTGATAATGCTAAAACACTATCTATCGAAGCTCTTGAAAATCTATCAAACTCTAAAGAACAATCTGAACTTCTTGGACGTAATTATAATATTGCAGCAGTGATTAAAACTGACGAAGAGACTCCAGAAATTCTATACTTTAGAATTGATAAACTAAAATTAAAACACAATAAACAAGATAATTATGCGATTACTTTAACTAATGAAGATAAAGATAAAACGTATACATTCTTGATTGATTCTAAAGCAGAATATTATGAATTCTCTTATGGAAAAGAAAAAATAGGAGATCTTAAAATTTTAGATCTCCAAAAATTATAAAAAATAAACCCAGGCCCTATGTAAAATAAGGCTTGGGATTTTTATTTCTTTACACAAATAACGCTGGTTTACATCTACTTCTCCAATCTAGAAGATAACCAGGCTCAATCTCTTCTAAAAGTATTGAAGTTTCTTTTAATTGAATAATACAATCTAGACATAAATTTATACCAGAATTTTTGCTTCCAAAGGCAAGATATTCTTTTTTCTCTTTTTCTAGCTGATTATATTCAAATCTAGAGCATAAATCAGACCATGCTCCTTCTTCATACATATTTTTTCCACAAATTGCACACTCACATTGTCCTAAACCAGCAATAGGGAAGAGTTGTTCAGGATCTGTAAAAGAGTGGAATAAATGTTTCATAAATCTTTTATACTGTTCCGTACGATAAGCCTCCACAAGTAATCCAATTTCTCCGAGATCTGGTTGAAGAGATCCTTGTGGGTTCTTATTTTTTCTGTAAGCTATAATTCTTTCTGGAAGTTGTCGGTCTAAGAGTGGTCTAGGGAAAAGATATAAATAAATTAAATTTTTCTCTTCCACACTTAATACTGGATTTACTCTCAAAGAATTAATAACTTCGTGTGCATCACAATCTTTTAGTTTGTCAATGTAAAATTTTAAAGAATTCATGGTTTTATTGTTTTATGATAATACATTAATAAGAGTTTGCAAGGAACAAAAAAGAGAACTTAAGATTTCCTCCTAAGTTCTCTACAACAAAACCATTTTCTTTATATTAAACTACCCAAGAAAGTATTCAGATTTTTCATAATCCTCTTTTCTTTTAGGCTGTGGTGTAGTTTCTTCCAAAATCGTACTCGTAAAGATGACTTTATCATCTCTCTTCTTTTCACGATATTCATCTTTATGGTGTACGTGTTGTTCACTTACAATGTCTTCTCTAACAAAGTAGTTTTCATTCTTTTCCATGTCTTTTAAGTTTTTCATTTTTGTTTAATTTTATTTTACATATATAAGGAAATTGGGGATTCTGAAAATACCTTAATTTCTAGTATTCTTTTAAATCCACTCTTCGGACATGGAAGTCTTGATTCTAGAATATCAAAACTTTCCCTAAATCTAGTTCCATAAAATTCTTCAGGACTTGGATCAGGATACACCAAGAAATCTCCGGTTGGATAATATCCTTGATTTTCTCTTATGTCTAAAAGAAGAGGATTTACTTGATTTAATTCATCTAAAGATATCTCAGTAATTGATATATTCTCCTCACCTTCATCACAATCTACTTCTATGATAAACGTATAGTTATTATTTCTCTCAGGAACCATAATCTACTTCAATAATATGTTCTGGACTAACTTTTTTCACTAGAATAACTCCATTACCTGAAATAAATACTTCATCTTCTAATCCTTCTAAATCTACTTTAAGTATTGCTATCTCAGGACCTCTTCGAAGAGCTACATTTCTTGCTGTCAAAGGATCTGAACTTAAGTGTACGTATTCTCTACTCCCCGGGACTAACCCATCTCTAAATATACTTTCTAAAAACTTCTTTTGCGTTCCATGATAGACAATATTACATCCTGTATACTTCTTAAAATTAGCATTAATACCTTTAACACTATGACCTTGAAGTGCACGAATCTTTCTTAAGTCGGCCGATAATTCATAGCGCTTTTTATTATCAGTATCTACTATTTCTTTTAGTTCAGACATAGTCCAGCCATGATCAATCAACTTTTTTGTTTCTAACCAACCTTCTGAATCAAGCGCTCCTTCTACTTCGGCCGGATTATGTCTTAGAATATATGCTAACTCTTTTCCTCTATTCTTCTTCATATAATCTTCCTATTTTTATAAATTCTCCTATTAAATTTACAGTTTCAGTTATAAAGTTTTCATCATTATATGTTGATGTTGATACTAAAATCTGTTCAGAATACTCAAGATATCCAATATTATTTATCACTCTATCTCGAATATACTGAAAATTTATTTCACATTTATCTAGAATTGAATTTATGTAGTTACTTTCTGGATTAATTTTAATAAGATCTTCTAAAAACCTCATAAATCTACATTGCGTTCTACTAGTAAATTTCATTATTTTATCCAAAGGTTCTAAGTAATCTCAAAAAAGTTTTTCTAAGAAGTAGAATGAAAGCTCATCTATCTTCAGAAAATTTCCATTACCAGTATAATATTCTACTAAATAGTTAGAGCTATCACTGAGATCTAAGCAAACTTTGAAAGGTTCCATGAGATTTACAAAAGATTCATCCTCCTGAAGAAGTTTTCTGTGAAAATACGTATCTATATCTCTACATAAACTCAGATATTCTTTATATGTTTCTTTACATATTCTTCTTAGTCTATTCACATGATCTTCCATACCACCAGATTAAAAATTTTCTTAACTTTTCATCTTTCCAATTAGGTGTAAAACAATTAACAATTCTCCTTCTTATTTCTGTTCCAGAATAAGTTACATGCACATCATCTTTTTGATCAGGATAAATTTTTATATTATAGAATCCTCCATTTTCTTTATATCTCTCAGCTACAGAATCTCTAGAACCACAGATATAAATTTCAGAATCCTGTGGTATTTCCTCAAGACTTTTTAAATAATTAATTCTATGATCTAGCGTTTCAACCCATTTAGGATAATTACCTAGATCACTAATTTTAAATATTTTCATCTTTGGATAGGACTCAAGTATCATTTCTTTCCTTGCTTCAAAAGGGAGAGGATCATGTGCAGTTCTTTCTGAGTTTTTTGTTTCTCCTATAAAAATAACTACATTACTATTTCCAAAATCTCTTCTAACTTTATCTAATAAATAGTTATGTCCTCTTGTTAGATTATCTACTTGAAATCTACCAACAATTACTCCAATCTTAGTGCTCATTTCTTTTTTCTTTTATTATATGTTCTTTTTAATACATTTGTTTTAAGATATTCTTCACAACCTGTAAAAATTCTTCCTAATTCTGCTTTATTATCATAAGGCATAACAAATTTCCTATTCACTAAAGCAGTCGGAACCTGGTGAAGAGTATACAGAGCAGTTCCTTTAAAGAATCTAGATCTTTCAAGTTGATATCCTACGAACCCTTTAGCCTCTCCTGATGTAGTAATTGATAAGACAAATGATATCTCTCCAACTACTTTAAAAACAATACAATAGTGAAGTATAGGTCCAATAGGAAGAAATGCTACATCACCTCTTTCAATAGTTTCAGGTCTAAGTCTTTCTATATACATCGGAAGATATTTCTCCCTAAGATCGGCTGGAATTTTCTCTTCTAACTCCTTTGATCTAGTTACTATCTCTTCTTCCCTTTGTGATATAGATTTTTCTTCAGAGTCTCCAGCCGTAAGTGAGGGAGTTATAAACTTCCGCTTAATATCTAAAATTTTTTCAATGCAATCCCTATCTTCAGGCTTTTTATACCAAATTTTAATCAAATCCATAACTTTATTACATCTAGTTCTTGTTGCCTCTGGACTAACTACTCCTGGACCAACCATGAGAAATCTAATCATCTCATCCAAACCTTCAGTAATTGTCTTCTTAATACTGTTTTTGATACTCTTATAGTTATTTATTGATTTTCTAATATCACCTAATTCTGTAACAGCTTCTTTAATAGTTTCCATAGAGTTAATTTTTCATTACTTTATCTATTACTAATTGTTTTATATCATCTTCAGTTAAACCAAAATAATTACTAAGATTTTTAAGAATAAATACTCCTTTATAATGCTGAGTAAGATTAAGAATACTATCTAGAGAGGTATCACTATAAAGACTTTTATATTGTAAGATTCGTTTATATTCAACATTATCCTTTTCAAGTAATTTCTCTATATAAAATTTTTTTAATTTCGGATAATTTCCTAAGAAAAATTTAAGATCAATCTCAAGAATACTAAGATAATACCCATCTGTTACATTTAAATCCACTAATGGTTTACTAGATAATGCAGAGAAATCTATAGAATCTACATGAGAAAGAGATTCAATAACATCCACAATTACATCTCTTGGGTTATAAGTATCATCTACACCTACCAAAAGTTGCTCGATTTCTGTTCCTTTCATAGCAGTTTTCTTAATATCTAAAACTCCTCTAGTTATACCATCTCTTATATTATCTACATTTTCAAGATTTTCAGAGAAATATCCTTGAATAAAATCCTTTATATTATTATTTTTTCCTGATAATTTTTCTAAAATATTATTTCTCTTATTTATCGGAATACATTTATGTATTTCTCGATCTGTTTCAATATCTAACCAATATGAATCAAAGAAATTTAAAAATATACTTGATACTTTTTCACGTCTTCCACGATAACTAAAAAGTTTGAGCGAAAAAGGTTCAATATAACTTCCTAGATAAAGAACTAATTCCATCGGAGATAATGCATATACATATCCAGGTTTCCATTTTGTCGTTTTAGGTTTTGTTGCAATCAATTTTCCAATCTCCGTAGAACATGTAAATGATTTATTTGTTGAATCTTCCTTTACTAATTTTAAACTAGGAAAACATCCAATACCTAAAGAGAAAGTTCCGTGTAGATTTCCATCAGAAACATATCTAGTATCTTGAAGAATCTTAAAAAATCCTTCAATAGCTACATAAATATAAACGTTTCGCCCTGGGAGTTTTGAATCTAATTCATCATTTTGAATCCTTACAGCTACTCTAGGTCCACCCTCTCCATACTTAACATTATATCTTCCATATGAAGAAAAGAGTGAATTCTCTGCTAAAGATATATGAAATCCAAAGTTAAGTACAACAACCTCAGAGATATCTTTCTCTTCCACTGTTTTGTTACCATTCAAATTGAAATTATCTGACTTAACACTATTATATACTTTATTACGCAATGGTTTTGTTAAGTCCTTTTTATTTACAACTTCTGGAAACAAATCTGTTCCATGGTCAAAATAAACTAATGTTATTTCATACGGAATATTCAAATTTTTCATATTTTTTTTATTTTATTTTACATTTATAAGGGACTTAAAGCTTTATTTATGTAATAAAATTTTAATAAAGAATAATAATGAAAAAGAAAATTTATTTTATTTCAGGACATAGAGATATTACTGAAAAAGAATTTAAAGAATGGTATGTTCCTCGTCTTGTAGAAGCAGCGGCCGAAGATTCAGAATTCGTAGTAGCTGAATGTATCGGAGTTGATAGATTAGCTCAAGATTGGTTAAGAGATAATCTTAAGAATCATTCAAGAGTTACAGTTTATCATATGCTTGAAAAACCTAGATATTTAGCTTCTATGTTATTTAAAACGGCCGGAGGTTATCAAGACGATGTTCAAAGAGATTCAGCAATGACAACTATATCAACAGAAGATATCGCATTTATTCGGAAAGGTAGATGGACTTCTGGAACCGCACAAAATATATTAAGACGTTATGAAAAAACTAATTAATTGCTTCTTTAAGGGTATATTTGCAACTGTTATGATTGCAATAACTGGGCAACTTTACTGGAATTTTTATATAGTAGAGAAGTTTGGAATAGGAAAAGTAGTAGAAGATAGTTCTGTATTTATAATTGGAGCAGCTGTATTATACTCTATCTTTGCTCTCTTAACAGGAAGAAAAGATGAAGAAGTATATGAAAAATTTGATTGGATAGAATTAATATGTCTATTTATAGGAAATATATTTTTAATATATCTATTCAAATAAAATAATCAAAGAGGGAGGAGACAACTTCCTCTTCTCATCCTTTAAAAGCCTTATTAATGTAATTAAAACTTAAAAGAAATGAAAAATGAAAAACAAATATTTCCAGAAGAAGGAAATATCTTAGGGACAGTAAAATTTAAATTCCCGGGAGAAGGAGAATACAGTCTTGCTTTTAATGGCAGGAGTAGTGTTAAAATTCAAGACATAGTAAATAAAGTATGTCTAGGAAAGAGAATAAAAATAAAATTACAAAAACTCATTAAAGATAAATTGATGAGTATGAGTAGAGTAATAACTATAAAAGATACTTACGAAATGACAAATAACCTATTCGTAAGAGTATTTAATAGTGAAAAGCAATTTATCGGATTTATTCATATTAAAAAAGAATTATAATCATGAAAAAGAATGAAAAAGTTTTTATTAAAGTATCTCCTAAGAATATATTTAAAGCAGGAATAGGGTTACTAGCTATTAATGAATACCGCAAGGGTGGATTTCAGGCAGGTCTATCTGTTTTAATTGGAGGAGCAATTTTAAGATGGTTATTTTTTGATGAATAAAACCCATTAGGAAGGAGTGAGAAAGTTCATTCCTTCTTTCTTTATTTCCTTATAAGTGTATAAATAAAAATAAATAATTATGCTAGAATACTTAAAGAAAACATATAAAGAAAATCATGAACTTGGATATGAAAAAATCTATATTGCAGTAGATATTCATGGTACCATTCTTGAACCTTCATGGAATAAAACTGAGAACTTTACATACTTAGGATCCTCAAAAGAAGCACTTCAGGAATTATCAGCTAGAGAAGATACTATATTATTAATATGGTCATCCAGTTATCCTGAAAAATTAGAAATGTACCAAGAGAAATTCAGGGAAGATGGAATAAATTTTAAATACCTCAATCAAAATCCAGAAGTAAGATCAGGAAGAATTTCTTGTTTTGAAACTAAACCTTACTATGATATTCTTTTAGATGATAAAGCTGGATTCGAATGGACTGAATGGAAAGATATATTAAATTGGTTAGAAAATGAAAGAAGGTGATATTGTAAAAATTAATCCACAGAATAATGGATTTATAGGTTGGGCTGAATTTCTAGAGATCATTAGAGATTTTGGAAAAAGAGACCCTGAAGAATATTACGTCATCGATATTCTAGGGCCGATTTATTCAATTGTTCATTCTGCTCAAGATTCAGGATTTTCGGAGAAGACTATTAATACTTCTAGTCTTCGGCCCATCCCTATTGATGAAGAATTATTTATAAAATACTGTGCAGAAAGATGTACCCTAAGAAAGAATTGTATAAAAGGATGTGCATTAATAAAATACTCACCTAAAAGCCTTATTAATGTAAACAATAAAAATATAAACAATAATGAAGAGTGAAACATTAATTACTGCTTTAGTTACAGCAGGAACACTATTTCTAACAAAAATAATGTTAGATGATGTGATATTAAGAACTAAAAAAGATGAACTAGAAAGAAGACTCGAAAACGCTATGAGAAATTATGAAGGTGATTCGAGAAAGCTTACAGAAAAAGAAAAAGATGAGGTTAATAAAGAGTACGATTCTTTATGTGCTAAACTAGTGAAGAGTTCATATAGTAGTCTCTTCTTAAATAAAAAACTAGAACAAGAAATCGATACTTTCTATTATAAATCTCGTAAACTTAAAAGTAGGGTATAAAATCCCTACTTCTTTTTTTATTCTTGAGAACCTTATTAATGTTAAATAATAAAAAATAAATTATGATAGTACTTGGAATGAGCTGTGCAGATATGATAAAAGAGCACAAAAAAGACGAAGAAATAATTGATGAAAAATTAATGGAGATCTTAAATAATAACAAATACAAGATCAAGAAAATTTATGATAGAACAAAAAAGCCTGTACCTATAATAGATCGAAAGTTGAAAATTAGAGGTACAAATTATAATATCGCAGTAAATGATATAAGTTCTCCAAAAGAAGAAATAAAGAAATCATTAATACAATATCATCCATTTATAATAACTAATGATATTTGGTCTGGAAATAAAGTAGCAATGTTCTTTATAGAGTCATGTGCGAGATACGAATCAAAAACACTGGTAATGTTACTGGAGCCGCACCTTATAAAAAGATATCGTGAGAGATACTTAGAATCAGTGCAACCAGAGAAAGTGACATTTGAAGACTTAGTTTCAACCTTTCTGAAAAGAAATCGAATATATTTCAACTTAGAGTATTTTCCCATTTTTGATAAGAAAGATCCAAAGAAGTTAATAGATATCAGAACAATAAGTAGAATGAAAGATGGAGTAGTGTTTGGAAGAGTTGAACCTACTGGAATTGTTAGATTTATTACATTTATAAATAATAGTCAAGTTAGAAAATCAGATCAAGGAAAATATGTAGAGAATGGATATTATGACAAAATGGTAAAATTATTTCAAGATCCGGAACTTAGAAGAGAAGATATAATTAAATATTTTTAAAAGGGAGTGAATATAAAACTCCCTTCTTTTTTTTTATTTCCGGCCAGTAGATAAAGAAGCCCTGAAAACCTTATATGTGGCATAATAAATAAGATGTTATATTTAAATTGTATTTTGACTTATAAGCCCCTGGTTCGTGATGAATAGAGGGCTTTTTAATTTTGGCCGGATGATATAACTTGAAGGCCTTATATATGAGAAAAATAAATAAGTAATAATATACTCCTTAAGCAATAATAAAAAGCTTAGGGAGTTTTAAATTTTTATAATATGAAACTAGAAAAATTAATAGAAAAATTTGATCGGTGTTTAGGTACTGTTATAGTTATCTTAGGAATTATATTAGTAATTTCAATAGTAATATCACCTGCACCAAAGCCGAAGGAAATAATTTGGCAATCAGAAGAGGAGTATGAATATGAACAACTCCTCGACTCAATAATGAAAGAGGAAGAAGAACTGAAAGACGAAAAGACAATAAAGGTAACTGCAACTGTCTATAATCCAGTCGAAAGTCAATGTGATTCTGATCCTCTAGTAACAGCAGATAATTCAAAAATTGACCTTGAAAAACTAAATCAAGGAAAACTTAAATGGATTGCTGTATCTAGAGATCTTAGAAAACAATTTAAATATGGATCAAAAGTAAGAATTAGATGTAAATCAGATCCAAGTATCGATGGAATATATGAAGTTAGAGATACCATGAATGAAAGATATAAATTTTGTATAGATATCTTAAAACCCGTCGGAGAAAGTAAGGGGAAATGGCATGACGTCGAAGTAAGTTCAATATAAGAAAGGGATTAATTTTCCCTTTCTTTTTTTATTCCTTAAAAGCCTTATATATGTAAAAAAAATAAATGAGCTAGCTCCTAAAGTATATGTGCGAAATATACAAAAGGAACTAGCATTAATTTTTAAGATTAAGAAAAATTCATAGAAAAATACTGGCATTAGAAAAATAACCCAAAATAAACTAGACCAGTATTATGAATAAAAATGAAATTATTCAATATGCTATCATTGCTATAATTATAATCGCAGTGATAGTATTTCTAGAGGATTCTGAATTAAAAGATACCCTCATAGATATATTCAATGATTCTCTGGCACAAATGAATGTAGACAGAGAAAGACGGAGGTTTAGACGAATGTTTGACGACTGACTCTAAACCCACTAACTAAAATCCTGAGATAGAAAATATCTTGGGGTTTATTTTTCTTAATCTTCATATATTAGAATCTAAAGGATCCTAAAGAGCAAAATGTAACTTATTTATGAGGACAAAGGAGCTTCCCTTATATTACACCCCTTATCGCTACCGCTAGGGGTGTCTAAGGAAGAAACTTTGAATAAGATATATAGGAATAAACTCAGAAAATGAAGATATTTATAAAGATTTTATATTATTGATTTTCGCCTCTCCAAGGAGGCGAATCTAATCTAAATATTACAACTTTTTTTTAGGATAACATATTCTTTCATTATTTGTATTTTTACTCCAATCTAAGTTGTTATTTTGCTCTTCTAATAACTTTAAACTCTAATTAATGAAAAAGGGAGACTCCTATGTCTTCATTTTTATGTAACTGGATTCTGTATTGAATTAAAAAATAACAATTAAAATATTAAATATTTATGATCAATAAATTACCTGATATCATAGTACCTAGAGGTATTAGATATATTTCAGAAATGGATAGTTTATTTAGATTTTATAAACTACCTGTAAAGTGTATAATTAATAAACAATTACCTGGATGTGGATTTACAGAATATTGTTTAAGAGGACCTGAAAATGTAATACTTTGTTCTCCTAGAAAGATGTTACTTAAAAATAAAAAGGATCAACATGGTAGAGACGTTTATTTAGTTATAAACGAGTTGGAAAAAGAAGTACCAATTGATAAAGATCTTTCTAAAATTGATAAATCTATTAATAGAGGAGATCAATTTATGGAGAAATTAGATGAGATGGTTAATGGGAAAAATACTGTCTATAACCGATTAATGAATGAAATTAAAGATTACCTAAATGAGAGAAAATACTTAGGAGATAAACCATGTAAAATTCTAGTTACTTACGATTCATATAGAATAGTAAAAGATATATTAACATCTTTAGGTATATTTCAAAGTTTTTACACTATAATAGATGAATTTCAAACTATCTTACATGATGCTAAATTTAAATCAGATACTGAATTAGATTTCTTATATCACTTACATCAATCCCATACAGCTCTATTTGTTAGTGCAACTCCAATGTTAGAGGAATATTTAAACATGCTGGATGAATTTGATGGTTTACCTTATATAGATATGAATTGGGGGAAAGAGGACCCATCTAGAATTCTTAAACCTGCTTTAAAAGTGTTATCTATGATGAGTGTAGGAACTAAATTACCAGAAATTATTCAATCCTATAAATCTGGTAACTTTGAAAGTGCTATAAGGATGATTAACGGTTATCCTACTAAAATAATTAGCGATGAAGCTGTATTTTATGTAAACTCTGTTAATCATATAGTCAGTATTATAAAGAAATGTGATCTTCAATCAGAGGAGGTTAATATATTATGTAGTAATACACCAGATAATCTCAAAAAAATTCAAAAAAGATTAGGGAAGAAATTTGTGATAGGAGAGGTACCATTGAAAGGGGTTAAACCTAAGATGTTTACATTTTGTACTAGGACAGTTTACTTAGGGGCAGACTTTTATAGTTTATGCGCTAGATCGTTTATCTTTAGTGATAGTAATATAGACTCTTTAGCTGTTGATATTTCTGAAGATTTACCTCAAATTCTGGGAAGGCAAAGATTGTTTGAAAATCCATGGAAAAACGAAGCTACTTTTTATTATAGATCTACCTGTGATTATAGAAAGGTTAGTCAGGAGGAGTTTAATAAGGAAATAGAAAGAAAAAAGAAAGCTACTAGTGACTTATTATCTGCATTTAGTACAGCTTTAGATGATGTTAAGTATAATTTAGCTAAGAAGTATCAAAGTGATGTAAAAAGTAATAATTATAAGAATGATTATATAGCTGTAAACGAACATCAGGGTGGAACTTTAGTACCTGCTCTTAATAATTTAGTATTGGTTAACGAGATTAGAGCTTTTAAGATACAGCAAATAGATTATAAAGATAGATTTACTGTATTCTCAACAGTTCATAATACTTTATCTCCGGATGATATAGTTAATAGAAAGATATCAGATTTTTTAAAGGAATATCAAGAATTAGGTACTTTTAAAGCCAAACTTAAACTTCTTTGTGAATATAGTTTTAATGATCAAATTATAGGAGTAGTATTAGATCAGATTGGAGAACATGATAATATTAAGTCTTACTATTTAGCACTCGGACCTCAAAAACTCAGAGCTTTAGGATATGATAAATATAAGATTGAGAAAGAACTTGGAGTAGTAACATTTAGTCAAGAACTTTTAGTTAATACTATTTATTCAGAATTTAAAGTTGGAGATAAATTGACATTAGCTAATATAAAATCTAGACTAGAGTATCTTTATCCATCAATTTCCTATACAGCTACTCCTAAGGCAAAAGATTTAGAAAATTATTTTGAAGTTAAATTGATATATGTTACAATTTTAGATGAAACTACAGGAAAGAAGAAACAAACAAAGGGTTATGAATTATTAAAAAGAAAATAAATATAGAAAAAGAGGGAAATAACAAATCCCTCTTTATTTTTCTTCCTCTAAACCTCTAAAACACGTATCCCAGAAGGTGTTACCCTAATAATTGAGAGGAAATTTCAGGTCCTCTCAAGGTTTATACTAATTAATTAAAAATAATAATGCTAATAAAGAATGGAAGACGATTATTTGTTAGATGAAGAAGAAGACCTAGAAAATCAAGGATATCTAGGTCCAGACGAAACAGGAGATGATTCTGACGACGATGACTCTGAAGGTTCTGATGAGAGTATTATTGGAGATGACGAGGATGAGAAGAAAATTAAAGTAGATGAGTCTCAGTATGAAGGTAAGATGACTAAGGACGAACTTTGGTTATCTACAGCATACGATGACATAATAGCAGCAGGAAAATTGGATAAAGATAATGCAATTGAAGATGCTGTTACTACTATAGTTTGGGCTAATCCTAAACATACTTCAGTTAATACAGTCGGAAATATTATTAAAGATTTGTTTCATAAGCAAGGTCACTCTCGTATGGTTAATAGCCTCTATACACCTGATACTCCTTTACGCGGAGAAGATGTTGATATAGACTTTAAAGATGAGGATGATTCTGGATTTAATAAGAGATATGCTGAAGAAGCGAGAAACCAAATAGCAAGATTCATAGAATTTTTGGCTACTCGTGATATTAGCAAAGACTCTATTATATCAAAGCGAAGAAAACAAAGACAAATTCCAGCTTTTATTATTTTCTTATTCTCTTCTGGTATGTATGACTTAATTGTTGAATGTCCTACTATGCCCGAAGAATATGCAACTCAGATAAAAGAAGCAATGAGAAAAATCCTAAAAGCTAAGTATGATATCGTCGAAGAATTAGCAAAGAAGTACGAAGAAATGGGTAGACAGGCTGTGGCAGATCGAGTTAGAAAGTTACAGTTATCATGGTTTAATAAAGAACCAGCCGAAATTAGATCATCAGCCGAATACTCTGATCTCGAACTTACTTATGACGACGTATTGGTTTATCGTGAATATAGATCCAGATTTACTAATACATCAAGAGCTATTACTCAAGATATTATTTCAGATATGATTGAGGTAGTTATAGATAAAGAAGCAGGAGTTTATGAAAGATTAAAAGACAAGACCAGATCAGATGCAATATCAGATGTAAAACAAGTATATAAAGATTGGTCAAAAAATAATCCTGACGATTCTGAACTAGCTACTAAGATAATTTGGAAAGATGTCGAAGGAATGGTTAAACAGTAAAAATATTAAAATTTTATGTCAGTATCTCTTGAGTTACTAACCGATGAAGCTATCATCGATTATACTAAAAGTGATGGAAAAGATCAAGTCCTATTTAATCATAGAGACTTGGACCTGAAGTACAATGGAATACAACCTATCGCCGGTGGAGTCTATGATGTCGATATTTTTGGCTCACCCATGGAAGATAGATGTATTTGTGGAAAAATTCGACAACCCTCTGCTGAACCTTGTCCTCATTGCGGGGCAAGAGTATTTACAAGAGAAGAGGGATTGAGAAGATTTGCTAGAATTGAACTTCCTTTCTATTACTTGAATGATTTACGTTTTGATATCTTTAAAGAACTTTTCGAAGATATTTTTAAAGATAGTAAAATTGTGTTAGATTTCTTTGGAGACGATCTTCGAAGAAATGGTTATAGTGCAAGAGGAGCAAAGAAATTAGGTATTAAAGTTTTTGATACCTGCCAGTTCGAATATAATCCAACAACAAAAGAACTAAAAATATCAGAATTTATTACTGATGAAGCTCTATGTTCTTACGAAGGATTAATTAAAATTATTGAAGAACATTTTCCCGCTCGTCTTACAGAATTTAAAAAATTAATTAATCGGTATTACCTAGTACAACCTGCTATGATGAGACCTTTTACTCTCGGAATTAAAAACGGGAAAAAAGTAATGGGATCTCATAAACTTAGTATTTGGTACTCTATTATTATCAGACTTTGTTGCGTAGAAGATAAAAAATCTAATGACTTGAACTATGAGGAAGTTACATCTAAATTTAATACCCCTGGAGAAAGAGTTAGATATACAGCCCTTTTACGTGCTCTCCTAAATGCTGGGAAAAAAGAAGCTACAGCACTACTTAATACATCTAAAGAAAATCTAGCACGTGACTTGTATTCTGTCCGTACTAAAAATTCTGCTAGATGCCCAATTATACCTAGTACTACATTAGCTATCGATGAAATCTCTGTTCCAATACATATCGCTTATGAAATGTGTCGGGAAGGTTTCTTAGATTACTTAATGAAAGAGCTGAATTTTACCAAAAACGAAGCACTCAAAGCAACAAAAGAAGAATATAATAATCCGGAAACTCTGAAAATGTTTAAAGAGTATGCGGAAAAACAAATCGTACTAATGGTTTCCTAATTGGTACGTTAGGTGTGAATCCTAGAATATATAATGTGAATTATGTATTAAATTTTGTGTATTGCTGGGAAGAATTTTATTTCTAATCAGCAGTTGAAGATAATTTATTTATACGAATTTATAATAATTAAAATACTAGAATATTATGAAGGTACTTAGAATTAAACACTTCTCTTCTCTAGTATCTACACAACCAATTTTTAATAGATCTGAACATATGAAGCAACTACATGCTCAAGGAAGATATCAAGGTACTTCTAAAATTGGTATATGGAATTCTAGTGAAGAGAAGAGACAAAGAATGGCATTACTTGGAGCTAAAAATGCTTTAGATAAAAATTCTAAAGGTTATGGATCTGAGTATGCAATGAGAGTAAATAATAGAATATTACTTGGAAATAAATTTCAAGGAGAAACTGGTTATTTATATTTTGTAAGATATCCGAAATCAATAAAAATTGGATTTTCAAAGAATTGGGAACGTAGAATTAATACCCAATTGATGAATCAATTTCAAATACTTGGTGGAAAAGTTGTAGCAATTATATCAGGACCTACCAATGAACTAGCTGATCTCGAGTTTGATACTTTTATTAAATTTCAAAAATATACTAAACTGTCTAAAGACGAAACAAGGTATACTGAATTTTTAGATGATAAAATTAGAAAAGACGTATATAACTTTTTGGATGATAAAGTAAAAAATAATAGTAATTTGAAATTTATTATACAAAATAAAATAAACCTTTGAAATTTATGACACAAGAAGAAATTAAATACCATAATCAACTATGGTATTATAAAACATATAATCAACTTATAGATAAATGTATACAATTGGAGTCTGATGGTTATCCAGAAGATATGTATACAGAGGTTCACCATATATTACCTAAATGTATGGGTGGAACAAATAAGGAAGATAATTTAGTAAGAATGCCTGTTAGATATCATATAATGGCTCATTTATTACTTGTAAAAATATATCCAAATATAGGAAAAATAATATATGCAGCTAATATAATGATTGTCGGAAATAAAAATACAAGAGCTGAACGAAATCTAGCTTTAAATCAATTCTCTACAAAAACTATTAGTCAATTAAGGGAAACTATGGCAAATTATCAGAAAGGAAAACCTTTATCAGAAGAACATAAGCAGAAAATTTCTTTTGCATTAAAAGGAAAAGTACATTCTGAGGATCATAATAGAAAAGTTTCTGAATCTAAAAAAGGAAAACATTTATCAAAAGAAACGAAAGATAAGTTAAAGTTGTCCCATTTAGGTAAAAGTCTTTCTGAAAGTCATAAAAAAGCTATTGGAAACGCTCTTCGTGGAAGAAAAGGAAAACCTCTCTCTGAGGAAGTAAGAGAGAAAATTTTTAAAAATAATAAAATGTCAAAAGCTGTTCAGGATTATAATGGTGTAATTTATAATAGTATCTCTGATTGTTCTAGAAAATTAAATATTCCAGATAGTACTATTAGTTATTGGATCAAAAAACATCCTGAAAAAGGTTTTAAATTCGTATAAATAAATTAATCACAATTCAACGACTATGGACAAAACCAGGCTAGTGTTGTGATAACCTAGTTTTAACCATGGAAAATATAGTCTTTGCAAGATAGAATGATATCTTGGGTAATCAATATAAGTTGGCTAAAGTATTGATTATCACAGAGTTAATCGCCAACCCTCTTTGCACGAGTACAGTATGTTTAGCATGAAGCTCAAGCTTAATGATTCATATGCAATTGAATTTCCCATCGCTGTTTGTGAGCCTTTAAATGCTGACTTCGATGGCGATACGTGCTCCATACAACTCGTCCCTCCAGAGGCAGCAGAAGAAACATATCTTAGGATGTCGCCAAGATATGTGAATGTTTATAAGAAAAATAATGAACCTATATTTAAATTTAACCACGAAACTTTGAATGGTCTTGCAGTTGCATCAGAATACGTATTTGATGATCAGGATGAATTAGAAAATCCTAGACACTTTTATACGGATTATGTGCAACTTCTTAAAGATGTTGAAGTAGAGAAAAAAATTAAAGTAGGTACTCCAATTACATTCACTGGAAAAATTGGAAATGTTGAATATACCGCTAAAACAACAAGTTATGGTAGACTTCGAATTTCTAAGATTCTAGACGCAGATATGGATGAAATTGGGATTTTATCTAATAAATATGAACGTATCAGTGCTAAAGCTGCTTCGAAATTATCTTTATATCTTAATCAATTTCCTGATGGAGTTGAGAAAAGAAAAGCATTACAGAAGCTTGCCCTCAGAATTGTTACATTAGCAGGAGTAGTTACGTTTGACTATAAAATTGTAGCTTAAGAAATAAATTATCTTGAGAAAATTCTATTAAAATGCTAGAACTATTAGAATAAAGTAGAATTAGCATCTCTATCTCTTAGATAAAATAGAGTTCAACGACTAAATATAGAACTGTATGAAGTTATATACAGATGATATAGTCTATCTAAATTAAGAAGATTTAGAATTAATGAAAACGTTATATGCTGATTGTGATACTGAGACGTATAAAAGAATATGTAATGTTGCAGATTCAAAAGATCTTACTGATAAACAAAAACTTCTTATAATGACTGAAGAATTTCGTTAATTATTTTTAGCGACTTAATAATTTTAATTATTAAGAAAAATAAGAGAATTGCTAGAACTATATATAAAATACTGAACTAGCATCAAGTAGTATTAACTATTTGTTCAACGACTATGTACTTATTATAAAATGATATAGTCTACCTTTATTGATTGAATAAAGAGTTAGTGAAATATGAAAAAGAAGTTTCTGAAAGTTTTAGTACAGATCTTAAAAATGAATTAGCACGTGCAAATCGTGTAAAACTAAACTCGATTGTAGCAATGTCAATGCCTAAAGAAAAAAAAATTGGGCAATATAATGAAAATTAACTCATTATATTAAAATTATGTTAATTGCTGGAACTGTAAGAATTATAGAATTAGCATCAAGTAAAAGCTTAAATTATTTGTTCAACGACTATATACATAATATTAAAGATATAGTCTAAACTTATATAAAGTAATATAAGTATCATTGCAATTTATTGTTAGTGGAGTTGATGAAAAACCTGTTATTACACGAGGAACACTTTTGTCAGGATATACAGAAAAAGACTATCAGCTTCATTCAATCGAGAATAGATCACTACAGTCAATTTTAGTTTACCTTTAGTTGACTATAAATTCTACTAAATGCTGGAATTCTGTGAAGAGAATCAGCAGTTAATACAAAACTAAGTCATAAAGTTGTGAAATTATTATGGCAGGGAAATTGGAAAAATTTATATTAACAGATAAAGAAGAAATAGATTCTTTTAATAAATTAATTAGTTTAAATCCGCAACCTGGAAAATCTTTTGATAATTATTTAAAAGTTATCAATCGCGGTCATTATAAAATATGTTTATATAAATGGTTTACTGGATTAGATGAAGATATTTATGTAACTCAATCTCATTTATATAAACATTTGAATGATAATAGCAAATTTGTTAAAATAACACCTCAAATTTATTATGATGTTATAGTATTAGGTTTGACTAATATTAATGATCGTCCTAAATGTGAAATATGTGGAAAAATATCTAGATGGGATGGATTTAAAAGAGGTTATTTAAAAACATGTTCAGAAAAGTGTTCTGAACTATTAAGAGATAGTAGAATGTCTGAACAAGGATTAAAAAATTTTCACAAATTACAGACAAAAGAGTCTAGAGAAAAGCAGAGGGAATCACATAAAGGATGGAGTCCTTCAGAAAAACAAAGAAAACAAATTTCTCAACGAATGAAAGATTTCTATAAGACACTAAAAGGATTAGAAATGAGAAAGAATTCTAGTAGGTTATTATCTGAAAGAAATATTGAAATGATGAAAGATAAGTCTTATTATAACAAACGAACAGGAGGTAAATATAAAACAGGTATATATCATTCTAAAGTTTGGAATAAAGATTTTAATTATGATTCATCTTGGGAAATTAATTTTATAAAATTTTTTGAAAAGCAGAAATGGCAAAGTGAGATAAAAATATTTGATAGGTGTTTAGATTCTATTATTTATAAATGGGATGATGGAACTGAACATAGATATCTACCTGATTTTTACATCAAATTTAAATCAGGTCTTCAAGTTGTTATTGAGTTAAAACCAGCAAATCTAATAGAAAAAGATCCGGTGATTTTAGCCAAAAGAATAGCAGCGAAGAAATACTTTGCAAAAAGAAATATAAAATATATTATATTATCTGAAAATGAACTATTCACAACTAGATATATAAAGTATACTAAATTGTCTGAAAGTTTAGGAATAGTTAATTCATTTAATATTTATGATTACATAGTTTAATTAAGATTTAGTTTTGTATTAATTCAACGACTATATGTAGAAACTTATGTGAATAAGAAAGGTATAGTCTAAGTCTTTATGAATAAATAAAGATATCACTGAAAAGTTAGTGGAGTTAGAAATAAAACCTGAACTTTATGGTAGCCCACTATAAATAACAAAGAAATGCTGGAAATAATAATAGACAGACGAAGTCAAAGTTTTTTAAAATCAGCAACTTATCAACGAGAAAAAGATGAATTATTAGTACTTTTTAAAACTTAATGTGTAGATTTGAAAAATTCTTAGAAACTCTAAGGCTTGTTGGAAGTATAGCAAGAACTATACTCTCTGGAATTGAAGAATATAGAAAAATTCAAGAAACAAAAGCTTATCGAGAGAATAAGAAAAATAATGTAAAATATCTACCAAGACCAAAAAGGTATAATAGTAGAAGAAAACAAAGATAAGATCAACGACTATGTATTGTTAGATTAAGGAAACTCTTTAATCATGATATAGTCTAATCTTACGTGAATAAGCGTAAGCAGGATAAGAGATTAGAAGACGTCTTTTAAAAATTATAATATCTAATCTCTTTGAATGGCCTAGTTCAGGATATTTAACACGACAAATTTCATTCCTTTTAAATAGTTTTATATATCATGAAGGAGAAGATCCAGAAAACACAGGATTACTCATACCAAGATATAAAGCGTTGGGAAGAACAATGTTAAATGGAAAAAAGATACCTGACAAGCCTCTTGTAAATGGTTCAGAAGATGATCTAGTATTAGTTAGATCAATCGTTACTAAGAGGAAAGGGGATCTTAGCACAATTACCCCCGATTTGATTGGTACTAAATTCAGTTTTACTGATGGAGCAGCAATAGGATTATCTTTTGCTACGTCATTGACTGAGGGTACTACTCAATCAGCGCTTGGCCTTAAGCATGGGGGTCATGAACGTGTTTTAAATACAGAAGGTTTATTAAAAGCACCAAAACAATGTGAGTTTAGAGAGGAGGGTAGATGGATTTATCTAAAAGTTAGGGGAGGAGAGTTGAAGTATCCTAGACCTAACAATTGGGTAGGAGTAGGTAAAACAAAATTCGAGAAAGGTGACTTGATCGGAGGAGCCTATAATACTACCTCGCCCATTTACAAGTTGAACGCTCTCATTAAGCTTATGCGTTGAGATTGCAGCGCATTTCACAAGAATTGCTAGAACTATTTATTAATATAATAAATAGAATTAGCATGAAGTATATAAAAATACTTCTTCAACGACTATGTATGTGAACTCTAATTATACTATATTAGAGGTGATATAGTCTGTCTAGAATAAATTCTATTCTAGAAGAAGCGGCAAAAGGTTCCGACGGGACCCGATATTTTGAGAAGGATAATGTTATTGTATCTGATTGTTATGCTTTGAATGATGGGGTTATTCATTACAAAGAGACCAAGGAAGGTGATACTGAAGTTTGGATTGGTGATACTCAGTATGATTATAATCCAGATTGTATGTATTATTTTCCAGAGGGTACGGAGGTTAAGAAGTTTCAAAGAATTTCCAGCGGAGTTTGCAATATGAATCATGTTATTGCAGAGTTGGGTTCTAATATTAATGATATTTACTTAATCTTCAGAAAGCAATTTTACACTTTAACAGATGGAGGTTTTGTATCTACGGGTTTAACAGATCTTCACGCTACACAGGAAGAACTTATTGAGCTTTTGTTTACTGGTTTGACTGATGTAACTGTAGATCCGGAGACTGAGAAGATAGAAGACATTCAGTATCTAGGGACTCAAAGTGGTGTTTTAAATAAGAAATCATTCTATACAGTACTGTCTTATGGTTATAGCTCTAGAGTCGTGTCTAAAGCTCTCAAAGGGGAATTAAATCTTTCTGGTGACGTAATGACAGAAACTATATTAGGATTACTTTTAAATAATAAACTTGACGAAAAACAAAAGTAAAAACAAATTATGGGAACTATTAAATTTGAAATAGATCTTCCAGAATTTGAAAAAGAGTTGAGTATTAATGTAACTATTCATAGAGACGGTGAGGTGGTTTATACTACTACTACCTCATCTTCCTCTGTGGATAAATCTAATAATACTAATCTTTTATCGAGCCTTGGAAGTAAACCCGAGCAAGAAAAATGTATCTCTGTGGATGGAGATAAACAAAAAGAAGAAAAACCCAAGAAAGCATCAACTACATCTCGAAGGGGAGGAAATTTGATGAACTTGGATATATGATGATTAAAACCAGAGAAGAGAATTTTTTGTTATGAACGATAATTATTATAAAATTATACTATCATATGAAATTCCATATAACATTTTAGACAGTCAAGATCCGAATATTATACAGGCGAGAGAAATATTATATGAAAAACTTAGAGATGATATTTTTCCGAAGTATGAAAGATTTTCGGTAAAGCTTACATTACATCAACTTAAAGATAACTTCAATTATCTTGTTACTTATGAAGCTTTTTTTAGATCTCTTGATGGTAAACCTATGGGAGAATATGTAGAGGCTCGTAGCTTAAAAGATAGTATTAAATCAGAATTAGAAACATTTTTTAATTCAGTAGATTGCGAATATAAGCAATTAAATATAAAACCATTAGTATAATGAGTAATTTTAATCAATATTTCAGAAACACTGGAGCAAAAATTATAGTAGATCGATTTTTTAATAAAGTTGATGCATATAATCCTAAAGTAAAAGTTGGAAAAATTGGATATTCATTTATAGAAGAACCTCCTCAACCAGCTTCTTACTATATTGAAAATGGATTAACTGCTACACATAAAGTAAGAATTGAATATACAACTATAACGGATGGGAAAGAAGATCCTGAAATGAAGTATGCAGAGTTCGAAGTTCCTAAAGAAATTGATGGTGCATTTATTATAGAAGGCGCTTATCGTATTTCAACTAATCGAATGGGATCTGATTATGACTGTCGTATTAAAATGTCTGGTACAGGAGATTATAAAGTTAATTTCGACTATGATAGAGTTTACGATATTCAAAAACAGATTCTGAAGATAAAAAGAATTAATCCGGAACTTGGAATTGCAGATAAACCGATTGATATTAAGTTTGATGAAATTGATGAATTCTTGAAAACTGATAAAAAAGATATTCTTAAATTATCAGAAAGACAGACAAAAAAATTAATGATTAAACTTGATCTCGATTATAAACCAGAATATATTACACAGAAACTTATTCAGGAATGTTTAGCCTTTGGAGATGATAGACTAAAAGATCTAATCATTGATAAAACATTAGAATCAGTTCCTAATAGTTTTATGCAATATATATTTAGAAATAATAATGGACGAAACTATTTTGCAGCAAGACGAAGAATTACATCATATTTTACAAAGTATGGTAAAATTCAAGATCAAGTTACTGCAATTAGTACATTAGCATTCCGTTATTTTAAAGGAAGTAGTGATAACAAAGGAGACTCTAGCCTACAAGTTCCCCCCGGAGTAAATTCCATTAACTTAGAGGCTATTTCCCAAAAAATTGTTATCCCTGCGAGCGTAGCATTTAATCAGACCTTTACGGATCTGGTTGATATCGCGGATTAATGGTTAGTCCGTTCAGAAAATAATATTCTGATAGAATTTTGTGAATTGCTGGAAATATCTTCTTGTGAAAGAGGATTCATCAGCAGTATAAAAATTGATTAAATTAAGGAAAGGCATCTATTATATAGAAATTAATACATTAAATTTTATGAATTGGCAAAAAATATATAATGATAATAACAAATAAGATTATAATATTCTAATTAATAATATAAATGCCAATTCTCAATAATCAATTTTTATATTCAACGACTATGTACAAGAAAACGATTAATGTTTTAAGATATAGTCTAGTAATAATAGAAATATTATTTAATAACGACACCTATTAATTTATTAGTAGCATTCTGATATAAAACATTAGAATGAAAACTCTAAAATTGCTGGAACTTAGAAAAGAATCAGCATCATCTCAAGCAAATAAAGAGATGTTCAACGACTATAGAAAGAGCTTGAAGTAAAGTTTCAAAGATAATATAGTCTATTACTTAATAAAATAAAATTAAGTTATAAAAGTAATAATAATACTAATCTTCAGAACTCACTTACAGTTTCATGTCATATTACAGATGATGATGTATTATTTGATGTATATGATCCAAATTTCGTAAAAATAACAATAAAATATATAGACTATCTTAATAAAAAAGTAGCTGCCAGTGAGTATGTAGATTATGAAACTAATACTTTAAAACCTGATAAAGATGGTCAGGTAGAAGTTAAATATAGGATGAAAAGAAAAATGGTTCCAGTCGAAGAAGTGGAACTAATCGATTTACATCCTGATTATAGATTGTCTAGCACAACTCGAAGAATTCCTTTTGTCAATTATACAGATAGTGTCAGAATAAGCATGGGTACTAATTTATGTGCCGCTTAAAGTAGTAATATTTTAAGTAACCAGTAAGTAAATTCGGTGAAAGAGTGACTGAGCTTTAATACCGAGCTAAAGATAATAGATTTCTTTAGTGTAACGAATAAAGACTTACTAACCAAAATAAAGGTTAAATTTATATTCTAAACTATAATTAAAAGTATATTATAGAAGATTTGACATCAATGCTTAAACAGAGTATACCTCTGATTAATGCGGAGCGTGCACTTGTTGACACTGGAAGGAATGAAGAGTTGAAAGATAATATATTAAATGAAAAGTTCAGTTATCCAGAGGGTAAAGTAAAAGAAATAACTAATGATGAAGTTATTATTGAGTTGCCTGATGGATCTGAGACAAATATTTTACGAAGAACAGCGATTCAGAGTATAAATGACGTGGCGGTATTTACAGAGCCTAAAGTAAAAATCGGCCAAAAAGTAAAACAGGGAGATATTATAACTGGTGCAGTTGGACATACTCCTGAAACATATAAGGCCGGCGTTAATGCTCTGGTACTTTTCCACGCCTATTATGGTTTAGTAAATGAGGATGCTTTGGTGATATCAGAATCATTTGCAAATCGTATAGCATCTTATAGTATAATTGACTTAATGATTAATGTTAAGAGTACTAGTGCTATTAAGTGGATCGCCCCTATTGGAACAAAGGTTAAATCAAAAGATGCAGTAGTGACATTATATAAAGCTGTTCGTCTTGATGCTATAAATCAGGCACTACAAGAAAAACTCGGAGGACTTTTCGGAGAAGGACATGATCTCTCCGAATATACTATCGAGGATCATTTAGTTGTGCCTAATAATATAGACGAGGCGGTAGTTTCTGATGTTATGATACAAGAAATGAAAAAACCTAAAATTCCTAAATCAGTAAAATCACCTGACTATTCATTTACACATACTTCTCAGGATGTTATAGATGAATATGAAAAAACAAAATCTAGAAAAATTATCTACGAAAAATATCCAGAGTATATTGCAGCAGATACATTAGATCCTATTAATATGGATCCGGATGCTTATAAAGTTGTGTATACTGTTCGTGTAAGACTTATTAAAAGAACCATCGGGATAAATTATAATTGTCCCTTGAATAACTTAATTGATATTCAAGAAAATTTTGTGAATTGCTGGAACCAAGGAATCAGCATCATCTAACAAAAGTAAGATGTTCAACGACTAAGGACAAGATATAAATGATATAGTCTAATATCAATATATAAGTTATTGATTATCAATGGATTGGTTCTAAAATTACTTCCAGATATGGAGGTAAGGGTGTTGTATCAAAAATTCAATCTGACGATTTAATGCCTATAATGGTCGATAAGGATGGAAAACAAAAAAGAGTAGAGGTTGTGATGAATCCTATTTAATGAATGGGACTTAGATTTTTTGAAATCTATGAAAAAGCTTTAAAATGCTGGAAAAATATTAAAATTTAATCAGCATCAAGTAGTATAGTAGTATTTAATTACTTGTTCAACGACTATGGCAAGCTTAAATAATATAGTCTAATCTTAATAAAAATTTATTAAGCAAGAATGTATTCAACAATCAACCGTAGAATTTTTGCGGTTCTTAAATTATGTTAAAATGCTAGAAGTCTTATAGATAATTAGCAGTATAAGTTAAATTTTATAAAAAAGACGCGACAAATATAAATAAAAACAAGACGATGAATAAAGAAGATATTTTAGAACATAATAGATTAGTATATAAAAAGATATATGAATCTATTATAATAAGAGGCCTTGAAAGAGGTTTAGATAAAAGAACAGTGGATTATTATGTAGAAATTCATCATATTCTTCCTAAATGTATGGGAGGTAGTGATGATGAATCTAATTTAGTAATGTTAACTGGAAGAGAGCATGTGATATGTCATATGCTATTAGAACGAATGTATCCAGATAATCCTAAACTAATTTATGCTATTCAGCGAATATCAACTAGTAAAACTGGTGAACATCTTTCTCCTCGACAGGTGGATTATATTAGAAAAAGATTTTCTGAAACAAGAAAAAATCCTGAGAAAACATCAGAAATGAGATTAAAGATTTCAAATACACTAAAAGAGTATTATAAAGATCCTGAAGTAAGGAGGTTACATGGAGAAAAAATGAAAGCCAGAATAATAACGGATGAATGGAAACAAAATATTTCTAAGGCACAAACAGGAAAGAAAAAGCCTCAGAAAAAACCAAATCTATCAGATGAATTAAGAGAAAAGAAAGCTCAATTATGTAGAGATAGAGTAGGAGAAAAACATCCAAATTCTAAAAAGATAATGGATCCTAGTGGAAGAATATTTCATTCTATAACAGAATGTGCTAAAGCTAATGGATTAAGTAGAGAGAACTTATCTTATATAGTAAATCATTCTCCAGAAAAAGGATATAAATTTATAAAAGATTGAAACTTCGTCGTCTTTATTTATCAAAATTATACTTATATTCAACGACTAAATACATAACTACTGTGATAGTAGATGATATAGTCTGAACTTGAATAGAAAATATTCAGTTAACATAATTGAAAATTCCGAGCGTCCTTTAAATTCTAGAGGCCTAAACATTAATTATTTAGGAAAATACTTTAAATTGCTGGAAAACTTACGTCATAGGAATTTCCTGCTCTAAAGATTTAATTATCTAGAGCGGATGTAATATATGACAATAGATAATCAGCAAAAGGGATATTCTTAGCTTGATTTAAGTAATAAAATCCTTTCTCAACGACTATAGTAAGTACTTAGATAATATAGTCTTCCTTAATAGAACATATTAATGAACCAGAGATGGAATTACAACTCGGAAATATAGCACACAAACTGCACGATCTTGTAGATAATTATAAGAAAACAAAAACAGGGCAAAAGAAGATTAAGCCCCTTCTTGAAACATATTACCCCGGACGTTTTACTAGTATGGATGTAGAAGAAATTATAGAACGTCATAATACTAGTAAAATCGAGGATATGTATTATTTCAATGTTGGCTGCTTCTCTACTAAATTTACTCCAGAACTTGTAAATCAATGGGCTGAAGATTTAGGTGTAGAAAGTCAGAGTAAAATTCTTATGCCTGAGACTGAATTAACAGATCTCGATGAATTAAAAGAAAATCTAGAACCAGAAGAATATGATAAATTAGTTTCTGGAATGTCTGGTAAGTTTAGAGAAGTAGATAAACCTTTGCAGGCGGGATTCATGACCCTTGAAGAGTTATACCATATACCATCATATAGTAATAAGGTTACATCAAGTCTATATGGCGTAGATATTAATGCTAAACGAGATGAACCTATACTTGGAAAGGGACGCTATAGACAGACAGGACAGAAAATTGGTGAGATGGAATTGGCCGTATTACTTTCTAGAAATGCGGATCAATTTATCAGCAGTGCTAGAAAAGACACTGCGAAGGAAGATAATCAAATGTTCCTTAAATTATTGAGGCTAGTATCGATACAAACTGATACTAGAAAATATCTTAAATTGCTGGAACAAAGTAGAAAATCAGCATCAAGCTGTTGTTTTATAATTAACAGCTTGTTCAACGACTATAGTAGATACTAAAGAATACTTATTTTAGATAATATAGTCTTACTTTAAATAAAATTAAAGATGAATAGAATAACTTATTAGGTCTAGGATTAACCGTAAACTATTTGCGGTTTTAAATTATATTAAAATGCTAGAATATTTATAATAAATATATTAGCAAAATATCTTACCTTAGATTATATCTAAGAAAAAGATATTCTCAACGACTAAATATATAACTAAGTTTGAAATATAATTTAGATGATATAGTCTGAACATAGATTAATAATAATCTAGTAACGTAATTGAGTAGATGATAAAGGATTTAACCAAGGTGGATCAAGTCTGAAAAAGGAATTGAATGACTTAAAGATTAAATTCCGTCGTAAAAATAACCTATTAAACATGGGAGGTAATTGATATGGAAAATAATAGCTGTTTAATGCTAAATTGCTCGCTTTATCTTCCAGTATCCTTATCTGCTATATTTAGTAGAGAAGATCTTAAAGATACTGGAATTGAAAATGAATCGCATATAACATTATTATATGCTCAAGGAAAAGAAATCCCTAAGATAAATATTCTTGGAGATATTGAAACTATTTTAGGGGAATCTGAATTTGATGATTTTATTGAATATATAAAATCTGAGAATACTGAAAGAATCTTAGATAATTTTGAGATCGGATCTTTTGAGAATGATAGTGATTATATAGTGTTGAAAATGAAACAAACCAGTGAATTATACAAAACACTTGGATTAATTAATAAAGGATTAAGAACAAAATATGAAGTTGTTTCTGAGTATTCCTATACGCCTCATATATCCCTCGCTGAACTTCAACCAGGAACAGCAAGGAAATATCTCGAGGATCCTAAGATTAAATTAATTCTAGAAGAAAGTTTTGTATCATTCGAAGATCTTGTTATTTCCTATGGACCTAGTAATACGCCTGTAGATAGATTGAGATATAATCTAACTACATTTAATGCAATTGATTACTTCTTTCATACAGAAAATATGAGAAAAGAAAATTCAGAATTAGATTAAATTAAAATTCCTCAGTAAATAAATATTTTCTTCTACTTGGAGAATAATTTTGCTGAGGAATTGTTTTTATAAAATTAACTATGTCAAAAAAGTCAAAATGGTCAGAGTATAGTAGTATTGAAAAAGTTCAAGAATTCATAAATTCCAATAATATTAGCAGTAAAATAGATTTTAAAAATAAATATCAATCTTTATATACTAGAGCTAGACTAAATAATTGGTTAGATAATTTAAAATTTAAGATAATAAAAAGAAATGATCTATCTAAATTTGATAATATAGATTCAATAAGAGTATTTATAAATAATAATAATATAAAAAGTAGAACAGAGTTTAAGAAAAAATATAATGGATTATATTGGAAATCTGTAAGAAGTGGTTGGATACATGATATAAAATTTGAAAAAGATATGAAAGATTGGAGTTACTATGATAGTATAGTTAAGGTTCAAAATTTTATCTATTCAAATAATATTTTAAATCATGATCAATTTTCAAAAGAATATCCAGGATTATTAAGTAAATGTGATAGAAATAGATGGAGTATTTACTTAAATTATATAAATGGTAAGATTAATAACTGGAATAATATTAATTCTATTATAGATGCACAAAATTTTATAAATATTAATAATATAAATAATAGAGAATTATTTACAAAAAACTTTAGTGGTTTATCTGATAAATGTTATAGAAATAATTGGATGAAGGATTTAATTTTCAAAGAAGATGGAATTAAATCTTGTTGGGAAATTAATCTTAAGATATTTCTAGAAAAGAATAATTATACTATAGAATCTGAAATAGTATCATATTCAAATTATTCTAAGATTGATATTTTTATACCAGATCTAAACATAGCTATTGAAATTCAGGGTCCATACCATTTCCCAGTAATGGGAAAATTAGAGCAATATCTATTTCAAAGAAAATCTGATATAAAGAAAAATAGATGGTGTAGAGAGCAAGGAATTACTTTGTTATACTTTAGCTATGATAAACTATTAGTAGAAAAATATGGATATCCCTGGTATATTTACACATCAGAGAAAGAATTGTTGGCAGAAATAGAACGAATCAAATCCTTATAAGTGTAGTAATAAACAAAATATTAATATTATGGAATCAGAAATTAAATTACCAAAGAAAGGAATTGTTGTTGGAGTTGAGTTAGAAAATCTTAATGAGTTTTTTAACCGAACTCAGCATTCGATAGGAACTACAGGAAAGTTTGAGATTTTGAGTGAACTTGAAAAGAAAGTAAAGGGAGAAAAAATACGACACTTAACTGAATATGTTCTTATGAAATATAAACCATTAGAAAGTATTGTATTTAGAATTTCTCGCTATATAAAAGGAGAAAATCAAGAGGAATACATAGTTTATTACAAATTCGAGGGATTTATTTCTTGAAAATAAAATTAGAAGAAGGGATAATAATTAAATCCCTTCTTTTTTCATGTCAAAGCCTTATATGTGAATAAAAAACTTAAATATAGAAAATTTATGAAAGCAGGAGGAGTAATAGCAACTATGATTGCTAGTTATTTAGCTGGAAAAGTTCTTTATGGAACAGGAAAAGCTATAAGTAGAGCTTTAGGTGGTTATCCTAGTAAAGAAGTAGAAAAGAAAATTGATGCTCTTCAACCAAAACTAAATGTAATGTTTGAATTCTATGAATCAAAAAATAATACTTCTAAAGTATCAGATCTTGAGAATCTTAATAAAAGACTCTCTAATGTTATTACTGAAGAGGATTATTTAGAAGTAGAGATTGAAGTGGAAAAGTTTTGGAATATTTATAAAAAAGAGCAGAAAAATTAAAAAAGAGAGGATTAATTTCCTCTCTTAATTTTTTATTTGCTTTCCACTAATTCTTTTGTTGCCTTTCTATGATAACCTTTTTTCTCAAATGCTTCAATAAAAATTCTTTTATGTATTGGATTTCCGGCCGCATCTTTTCCGTAGTATTGATTTCTCCAATGACCTCTTACACCAAAGGGACAATCTATATTTATTTCAGTATCGTATAGTTTATCTACTATAATTACTCCTTGATTTCTTCGGCCAGTATTAGGATCTTCAAATTGTGTAGGTGGATTTTTTACTTTTCCAGATAACACAGATTCAAATGTTTCAGTTTTTATTTCAGAAGTCATCAAAAATATAAAACTTTTAAATGATTCATAGATAAATCTGTATTTTATGCTAAATGATTCCTTAGCTTCAACCGAATATAAAGTTTGATTATAATTATTTTTAAAATATTTAATAAGATCATCTATAGTTTTATTATTTGATAATAAATCTTCTTGACTATCTATTACCTCTTTATAGTAATCTTCTAATGTATCTGACCATCCTAATGAAGTAAACTCATTCATCATTTTTGAAGGAATACTTTTAAAAAATTTATCCAAACAATTAAACTGTTTACAAAGTTTGTATGAGTTAACAAATTCATCCATGCTATATAAACAACCTTCTAAGTTTAATTCAGAAAAATTTAATAAATCACTCTTTTTTATTACTACACTTCCTAATGAATTAAATGTTTTTTATCATTGCCCATAATACACTTTCCAATAAATGCATATAGTATAATATATTCACTTGTTATACAAAAAATAGAGTGGGCATTATAGTCTGTTTCCTGTTTATCTTTCGTACTAGAATTATATATCAATCCAAATTTAGCTTTCTTTTCTGAATTTCTAAATAAGTCTTCTAAGTTCTTTTTACTGACTATATCTCTTAATTTGCTAGAAAATAGCCGTTCTTTATTAAGTGAATAAAATCGAATATAGTTTTGTATATTACTTGAAATTTTATATTTTCTTATAGGTCTGGGTTCTTTACTTACAACTTCAAAAAATACATTTTCAAATTCAGTAATATGTTTACGGTTCCTTCTAAAATTTTCTAAGCCTTCTTTTTGTAAAACATATTTTACTGCAAATAATTTCTCGTAATCTTTTTCCATAATTTTTCTTTCTTTTAGTTTTTATTACATTAATAAGGATTTTGGGGAAATAAAAAAAGAATATCCAAATTAATGAATATTCTTTAAATAGTGGGCCCAGCCAGGCTTGAACTGACGACCTTCTGATTATGAGTCAGCTTCTCTAACCAACTGAGATATGGGCCCTGTTATAATTATGTCTAGTATCGGGAGGGGAGCTCGAATCCCCACGGGTCTTATTTTTCTGCCCAAAACATTTTAAGTGTTTCTTGTCTACCTATTCCAACATCCCGACATCCTTTTTAGTTGTTATTGTGTCTTGATAGATTTTTTATTTTATTTCAGAATTTCTTCCTCCATAAAATTGATTTCCAGATTCTATAAATAATATCTTTCAATCTTTTCTATCATATATAAGAATTTCAGGGTTTCTGAGATTCCTCTTTTTCCTCAAGTTTAAAATTTCCTGCAGTACCATGTCCTAACGATAGTACTAACTTTACTGCCTCAGGACCTCTCATGTAGTAATATCCGTCTGGCGCAGGTTTTTCAGAATTTAAATTTTTACTAATACTTTTAGTAGAAATAACTGATTCCTTCTTTGCAGATGTAATTGAATTATATGCTCCAAGAACTCTTAATTTATCTTTAGAAAATTTATATATTATATTCTCCATCTTTTTATGTAATTTCTCTTTGTCTCCAAGTTTAATACAAATATATTTTGTAGAAATTACATTACTACTTAATAACCTATCTACTCTGGATCTTTTAATATTGTCTTTTCCAACTAGTTTCTGGATATCTCTCGAAAAACCAAAATTTAAAAAGTCTCCATATAGATCTGCTAATACTATTTTTTCTGATAATTTTTCCAGAGTATTTACATTATTCATATTTCCTTTTTGATCAGTAACTCTAAGATTAGAAAAACTATTATCTGTTTTTATTGTATTAATGTGATCAATTATTTCTCCCTTTTTTAAATTTCTTCTTAAGAGATATTCCATAATAACTGTATGCGCTTTAGTACTATTACTATCAACTATAATATATCCTTTATTATTAAGTGTTCCTATTAATTTATTAAATCTATTTGATTTAATAAATCCTTCACTACACACAGACCATTGAGGATATTTCCAGTGTTCATACCAAGTATAGTCATCTAAGTTTCCAGAAAATCCTATAAGATCAAAAAACTTTTGATTATTTAATGATTCTTGTCGTTTCCAATAATATCCTTTATAGCTATATTGACTTTTTTTAGCAATCGAAGAAATGTAACGTATATCATATCCTTTACTATCTAAAGAATCTATTGTAAATAATTCATTTCCCTTTTTATCCATTGCAGTATATTTAATTCGTTTATCTTTATGAACTGGTAAGCGTCTATCTGGACTATTATTTTCACTTTTAGTAACCCATTCTAAGTTAGATAGGTTATTATTTCTTGGATTATGATCTATATGATTAACTATATTATATATTTTTGGTTCTGAATTATTATAGAAAATGGTAGCCATTATTATATGAATAGATTTTGCTTTTCTTTTATGCTTTTCTATATATTGTGGAGAGATTGTAGTATATCCAAATTCATCTTGTTGTTGTTTTAATAGTTGTTTAGTGTATTTATTTCTAACTTCAGATTTTTTATTAATCTCATATATATCCTTAATACCTGGATATACTAATGGAATAAATTCATAGTCAGGGAGATCTGGATATTTTTGATCTTGGCGATTAAATGGTTTTTCTTTACACATAACAAAAATAGTTTCTAAATTAAACATCTTTTTCATCACACATATAAGAGAAAAAACTTAAATTTTACGTGTTTTGTAAGTTTCAAGTTTTAATAATATAAAATTCAAGTATATAAAAATAAGAGAGGTAGAAAATGTATCTAACCTCTCTATGTTATTTTACATAAAAATATCTTGACCATTGATCTGTATTCTTATGTTTCCGAAGGGATTGCCTCCGATTATGCCACTAGTTCCAGGGATTTCTTCAGGGATCACCTCTTCTATGACATCTTCATCATTACTAATGATAGTTGGTAATTTTTCTTCGTCGATTGATTCTATTATTTCCTCTTCCATAATTTATTTTCTATTAAAACAATCCAAGTAAATTAGTAATATCTCCTATATCTGTATTACTGATTTTTGTTCCTTCTACTTCTACTACTTCACCTTCTTGATTTACGTATCTAGTGCCAGGGAAAACTATTTCTTTTTTCTGAATTGCTGCCTTGTATTCATAATTTTCAGTAGATTCTTTAAGTTTTTTTACCCAATATTTAGCATAGTCGCCTTCTACTGTTTCAGGATCATATGGTTCTTCAAATAATCCTTCTTTTGGCTGGGGGCATTCCATTTTTACTTTAATAACTGAATCTTCATTTTCAGTATCAGTCATTTCATATTCCCAATAAAAGTAGTTTTTCTTTTTATTACTTTTATATGTACCTTCTGTCTTAAGGTCATCCCATATATTTTTAATAAGCTCCACAATATTAGTAGTACTTGCTTGTCCTGGAGTTAATAAAATCTGTTCTTGAACTAAAGCATTTTCAATAATAAATGCTTGTCCTTTAATTATTTTTGATTTACTCATTGTTTATCAATTTTTTATTTATTTATTTATTTTCAGGTTCAAATTCCCAAGCTCTTCCATGACCTTGAGATAATATTAATTCAACTGCTTTATCTCCCCTATAACTTTTATGAAACAATAAAAGAACACTAGATCGATCTATAAATATTTCTTTTATAAATTTTTCTAATGTTCTTTCATATATTAGGTTTTAACCTTTCTCTAAGTGCATTTTTATCATTTCATATTATCACTAGCTACTTTTTCAGCTAATCTTAAGTATGATATGCAATTATAGTATTCCGAGTCTTCCTCTGGATATACTATTTCAGATACACTAAATATTTTATCTACTTCTTTTTCTACTTCAGGATCATGGAGATATTTTTTCATAAAATAACTTAATCCTCCTAAAACAATAATACCATCATCTAAAGCATCAAGTACCTCTCCATAATTTTTATCTAAATATTGAAAAACTTCGATAATATATTTTTTTGAAAACTCTTCAACTTGTCTAGATAAATCTATTGTTTTTCCTCTGCGTTTTAAAACTCCAGTATCTAAAATTACTTGGCCTTCTTTAATTGAAATTGATATCGAATAATTTTTATATAGATAATCAACGAGATCGTAAACTATTCTAATTACGCCAGAATCTTTTACTCCTACAGCAGCACCTGCTGAAGAAGTACCGTTGATAATACTACAGAAATCTAAAGTTTCAAATCCTCCATCAAGTATTAATGCATTTCTTAACTTAACATCATTACGTCTAGAAGCTTCACGAACATTTAACCCATATTCATTATAGGTATATTTACATGATAAGCCTTGGCAAAAACAATATATATAATCTTCTTTATTTATATTTAATGTTTCATATAAATAATCTAATAATTCATCTACGTTATCATTGGTATTAAAAGCCATTGATAAACCAATAGCTAATTTATCAAATGCATTTATTCCTTCATCTCCGCCATATTTTTTTATTAAATATGACAACCATGGGGCATAAACTGCTTTTAAATCTTCAAAAGTTTCGAGTTTAAGTAAATAAGATCTAGGTACTTTTAATGCTGCAGGTCCTAATACATAATAATCCCCTCCTAATGGAAATACCATATCATCATCACTTTCAAGTGGTTTTTCAGGGAGTTTTGCTGTTGCACTAATAAACTTTTCAAATTTTATTAAACCGTTGGAATCCTTAAAAGAACACTTAATAGCAGAGAAACCAACATCAACACTTAAAATTCTCAAATTGCTCATCTTTTATAATTTTCTAAAATTTGTTCGTAAGCCTTTATTATATTCTTATCAACTTTATACTTTTTAAGATCTCCTAGAACAGTATTAGTTAGGTAATCAAATGGTACATGTGGGAGAAGTGCAGTATATCCAGATGTAACCATACCAACTGAAAAGTGTTCTGTTGGTTGATTAAGTGCTACTATAACAATTTGAGTTAATCCTGACTCTCCTGTAGTATCTTTATAAGCAAATACTAGATCTCCAGCAAGTAATGAACTATGAATACTAGCCCATAAATCATTTGCTACAGACATTGCATTTTCCCATCCCCATACTCTTCTTTTTTCTAGAAGTTCATAATCTTTTTTCGACATTTTTTCACTCTCCATCGGATTCGAGTTTTTCTTTGTCTTTTCCATCACTTAAAATATAAATTAGTATATAATAATAATCTGCTTCTTCACAATCAACTTCTTGAATTCCAACTACATCAATATTAGAATAATCTCCCCAGGTCTTTACTACTTTTGATAGTGATCCTAGAATATGTGCTAAATATTCAGGAGTATCTTGATATTTTCTAGCTTCGAATAGAATATTATAATAAATCCATTCACCAGCCTCTCGATTTCTTTTCTTTGTTTCTAAAAATCTCAATCCTATTCCTGGAGTTTTATCTATATAATCATATTCTAAGATTCGTTGGGTTAATTGATTTTGAATTTCTAATCTAGTATTTCCTTTTAATCCAAGAAGTCGTTTTATATCGTTATTGTATTCCGGAACTGCCATAACCTGATCCTCCTCGTTCTGTTTCATCAAGTTTACTAACTTCCTCTAATTCCATATGAGTTACTTCTGCACAAACCATCTGAGCAATTCTTTCTCCATGTTCTACAGTTACCTCTACAGGACTAAGATTAACTAAAATTACTCCAATTTCTCCTCTATAGTTTGAATCTATAGTGGCTGGTCCATTTAAAACTCCTAATCCTTTTTTAAAGGCTTCTCCAGATCTAGCTCTAACTTGGATTTCAGTTCTAGGGGGAAGTTGAACATATATGCCTGTAGGAACTAATTTTCTTTCTAACGGTTTTAATGTAAATTCTTCACCGATATTTCTAAGGTCCATTCCAGAATCTCCAGGCTTTGCATAACTTGGAAGTGGAAATTTTGATTTATTAATAATTTTTACAACCATGATACTGTATTACTATAAAATGTTTTATTACCTATACCTAAAAAATGTTTTTGTTCACGAGAATCAGTATATACATTTACATCCCCAATAAAGTCTTTAATAATTGTATAACACCAATCTCCATGTTCTACTAAAAAATCTGGCTTATATTTTAAAACTTCGTCAAGATAAAATACTCCAAAAGTCCCAGAATCTACACAATATCTTCCAATAGTTTCCCTCTGATTAACTAATTTTTCAAGATTAATCTGATTTTCAATTGAAGGATTATCGTAAAGATTATAGTAAGCTTCTTCAATATCATCTATGAATTTTTCAAGCTCAAGTAAGCCAAGAATATTTTTTAGTTTTGATACTTTCCATCTTCCATCTCCAACTCCAGTATCTTCCCAAATATAATTATCAGAGAATCCTACTTCTTCCGAGATAGTCATATTATTATAATTAAATCCGTTTCCCCAATCCTTATTTTCTGCAATATAGCAGGGATCTGTGATAATAATCGTTCCGTTAAAATTCATAATTTATACTTTTTTCTTGTTCTAAACTTAAATAACCAAGATGTTCCAGAAATAAACTTTACTTGTCCAATTACATCAGGTCCTTTATACATTTCATTAATATTAGTTGAATAAACATTAAATCCATAGTTTTCAGGGCCAAGACAAGTTCTAGGTTTTATCAATTCTCCAGATGCTATTAAAGATTGAAGAGTTGACATTAGATAATCATAATCTTCTGGTAATAGATAAGTCGGTTTTTCTAAGTCCTCCAGTGCTAAACAATAATAAACTGGGAGACCTAGATATACCGTTTTTCCTTTCTGTTCAAATATAAGTAATCTAGTTTCTTTTTCATATCTTACTTTAATTGGAATCGGAAAGTTTGTTTTTACTGTATTATCAGAAAACTCTACTAAGGAATTATATATTTCTAGAATATCATTTTGTAGAGTAGTCATTGTAATTAATCTTCAGAAGTTGCACAAAATACTTTAATACCCATCTGATCTAAAAGATTATAGATCTGAGTAGTAATAGCTGGTGATACAGATCCAGTAGTATTCTTAATTTTATCCATATTATTTAACAATAATGTAAATGGATTTTTAACACCACTTAATTTATTAGGATCAAACAAACCAGACTGTTCTACAATCTGCCTAAGGATAGCTGGAATTTCAAGACCTTCACCAGGAATAATTTTAGTTGCAGTTGGGTAATCATATTGCATAAAGTTGTAATCGATTACATTCCACTCTACTACATCACCTGTCGGGATACCGGTTGCATTTTCTTCATCATCAGCTACATTTTGAATCTGAACAAGATAACCAACTTGAGCTAACCAATAATTAATGCAAGAAAAATCCTTAGTACTCATTGTAGTTTCTGAATTAATAAAGCTTACTAATTCAGCGTTACCAATACTATTTTCGAAATTTGCTAAATTATTCTTTAAAAAACCCTTAACAAATTCCATAACACTTACGCCCATACCTTCTTTATCAAAACGGCTACGAGCAACACAACGGCCTACCATAGAATTCATTTCTTGGGCCGGAATAGAATACAAATTTACTTCAATCATTTTAATGTTATTTTATATAATATTTAATTCGGGGCTATCAACTAATAAGAAAATAGCCCATAAACGCTCTTCAATCAGACCTGACTCAAACAATTCTTTTTCAGATGTAGTAAAATCTCCAATAGTTAAGATAGCTTTATATATTTCTATAAAATCTATCTCCTTACCATTTTTCCAAGATATATACTGATCAACTAACCAAGATTCGAAGGGTGCATTATTCATTTGCTGATAATCAAGAATAATAAATTCATTAATTCCAAATGCATCCTTAAGGAGTTGAAAAATATCTGAAATTCTTGCTCGGTAGGAATATTTAGATACTAAGATTTTATATACTGCTTTCACTGTATCAGTATAATCTGTATCATTTCTTGTTTTTATATAATTTTTTCTTTGCTCTAAATCAAACATTTTCTATCTCTACTTCTAATGGAAATAATCTCTTAATTTCAAACAGTTTTAAATATTTATCATTATATTGATCCATAAAATCTTTCACTTCTTTATAATGATCAAATACCCAATTTCCATTAAGACTATTTAATACCTTTGATTTATCTTCAAGTTGAAATAGGTAAGTTTCAATAGTAATATCATTTCCTGAACCGTGATAGGATTTAGGAGTACTACTTATCCTTTCAATATCAAATATATCTCCCCAAATTGGATCTCTCCAATCTATATCGAGTACGTAAAATATTAATTCTCGAAGAAAAGATAATTCGAATAATTTATTAAATGAGTTTCCTGATCCTTTCCATTCATACTTAAAAGAGTTAACTTTATCTTCCAAGCCCCAAGATTTTATTAAGTCTAAGAGTTCAAGATAAAGTCTATTCCATTCTTCTTTTGGTTTTTCTACAATTATTGCTTCTTGTTTAAATTCCAATAGACTTTTCATAATAACTTCTTAAGATTGTATAACTTGCTTTCCAAACTAAATCTAAATTTCTCACTTGTAAATCTGTTTTAAGGTAAGATCTTAATTGATTATAGTAACTATTAGGATCATTTCTTTCAACACTTCCCAACAATTGATCTATATTAATCCTAGTACTTTCCCACTTAAATCGATCTATAACAAGTAATTTATTAAGATCTAGTTGTTGTTTAATATTACTAAGAGATCCTATATAATTATTCATTCGATCTAGTCTTTCAGTACACATAGGATTTCCACATTTCAAAAGACTTCCATAAACATCTTTTTCTGACATATTATAACCACAGCTACAAGTTGGCCACATAAAATCTCCATTACCTTCAGTAAAAGAATCCCCTACCATTGGAATAGTTGAATTAGCCATAATAATACTTACTATTGCTCCAGGGGTAATTTTCTTTTTTACCATTTTTCCCACACTTCCAGCACTTGGTTTTCTTACTGTACATCCTTTTACTTGAATTGGATCGATTAGAATATTAGCTGACCAAGAATCTTTTCCTTTAGCTACTTGAGAATTCCATTGTATACCTCTTACTGTAGTTTTTAAAGCTTCAGTTCCTGATCCAGCACCAGCAAATTTTAAGGCGCCGAGACATATTCCAAATTCATCATATACTACCCAACCATCATTTAAGAAGTAACCAGTTGAAGTAACTGTTTTATCTGTTTCTGTATATTCTTTATTTCCGGCGCTCATAAGTTCTTCTATAGTCCATACATCGGCAGGGGAAAATAAGATATGTCCATCAGTTTTTGAACATACAGTTTCAAACATTTTTAAAACTTCACGATAGTCTGTTTTTCTTAGTATTTGTCCTTCTATTGAATCATCAGTATAATATCTATAAGCTCTAAGAGTTAATAAATTATTTACCTCAGATTCACAATACTTAGAATTTATTAGTCCATTGGCTCTTTGTCTAGCAGTTTCAGGATCAGTATCAGAAAGTCGATTAATGTCAACTAATGCCTCTGCCTGAATTGCTACTATACCTTTCGGAAATCTTTTTGGAAGGAAGTTTATTAATTTCCAAGTTTGATCTACCCCATAGTTATCCAAATTTAAATTTCCGACTGTAACTATTCTTTTTGGAATACCAGTTGAAGAATCTAAATAAATTGCTATACTAGATCCATCATACTTTAGATCACAGTATTTTCCAGAGTTTTCATTCATAAACTCTGAAAGAGCACTTAACATAGTTTTTTCTTCAACTTTTTTCTTTTTAATTTTTTCTATATAAGAATTTTTTGTCTTAGTTCCTTTTAAGTATGTTTGATAAACATAATCTCTGACAAAAAATCCATCTTCTTGCGCTGCTCTAGCTTCTAACATATCATATACAGCATCATCCATTCCGGTAGGTACTGAATCAATATAATAGTTTTTACATGCAAGAATAAGGTCTTTCCATTTTTCTAATGATTTTTCTGTAATATTATTTGTAACGCACATAAGTTTATTTATTTTTTAATAGCCATCCAATCATTATATCTTGGACTTCTGAGTCAAACATTTCTTTAATATTACTAAAGTCATCTTCTGGTATAAAAGATGAATTAGGTTTTATTGCAACTTCATATTCAACTTCTCGACGATCAGAATATCTAGTAATTATCTTATATCCAAGTTTTACTAAAAATTCTTTCATTTTATCATAATCCCAGTGTATTCCGAAAGGTTTAGACATCATCATATTACTAATAACTAAATCAGTAAGAGGACAATCTGGTAAATCTTCCGGTTCAAAATCGAAATCATCTTCTTGTTCGTCAAAATTAATATTTCCTTCCTCCCCATCATAGAGAGGAAAGTCATTATCATCTTCTTTTTTCATAATTTTTTTTATTTTATTTAACCTCATTAATTAGAAAATCAAGCTCTCTCGGCTGCGTATTAAGCATATAATTTATAATATAACTCACTCCAAAACGATCGATCATATCATCTTTTGTTTTTGATAATATATTTTCTATAAAATCAGGAAAACTTATAGAAATTTTATCGGTTAATTCATAAGCTCCTTGAATTGTTCTATAGTAATATATCTCAGATTCAGAAGAAATTCCATTAAAGTTGTATAAATCACTTTTTAAAAATTTATTAACAAATTCCACTCCAATCCTTTTATAATTATCTCCATGAGTAATCGTATAAAATAATTTCTCTCTTTTAGCTTCAAACCTATAACCTCTTAAAGAATCCTGAGAATTAATTAATTTTAAAATTTTCTCAAAATTTGGAAGTTTTGAGGTATCTGATCTATATTTTTCTCGATAAAGATATGCTAATCTAGATATATAACCTTGATATCTACCATCTGCTAAAGACATATATAACCATTCGTCACTAAATCCAATTGAAACTGAATGGGTATCACTAATTATTATCTTTGTCATAAAATAATGAAACCCCACCCTGGGATAAAATATCAAAACCAGGATGAGGTGTAGTATATTATTATTTATTAACCTTCTATTTTAGTTTCGGAAATATTATCATCGATAATTGTACAATCAATTAAGAGAATCATTGATGCTGCTGAAATAGAATTTTCAAGAGCTACTCGAAGAGATTTAGAACTATCTAGAATTCCTTCTTCAAGTAAACTACCATACTTTCGAGTCTTAGCATTATATCCAATTCCTGGTTTAGATGATTTAACTTTTTCTAGAACTACTTCTCCTGAGACTCCTGAATTATCCGCAATTGTTTTAAGAATTACTGGAAGACTTGAGAATACAATTTCTGCACCCTCTACTTCGTCTCCGATTAAAGATTTCCAGAATGTTTTATCTTTCTTTGCTTCTAATGATCCTTTATAATAGATATAACCGCTTCCTAAAGAACATCCCTCGGCGATAGCACTTTTAGATGCTAGAATAGAATCTTCAATGGTCTGTTTAAGGTTCTGTTTTTCAGTTTCAGAAGCACCACCAGCTCTCACTACTGCAATACCCCCACTAAGATTTGCTACTCGTTTCGCAAATTTAGTTTTATCATAATCTGATATTCCTGGATCTGTAAGCTTAGTACTAAGAATTTCTACTCTTTCAGCAATCTCTTTAGAATCACCGCCACCTTCATAGATAATACATGAATCTCTAGAAATTACAACTTTCTTAGCTACTCCAAGATCTTCTTTTGTTGCTTGTGTGACTGATAATCCGTTCTCAGGAGAAATATACTTACCGCCAGTTAAAATTGAAATATCTGCCATAATATTTTTCCTTGAATCTCCGAAATCAATACCTTTCACAACACAACATCTAATTGCACCTTGAAGAGTATTCATAACAAGAGTTGTATTTACTACTTCATCAATATCATCTACTATAAACAAGAATGGACGTCCAGTAGGTACAAGCTGTTCCATTAACGGAAGAATTTGCTGCACACTAGATAATCTTTCTCCTACTACAATTACATAAGGATCTTCCATTACACAAGTTCCATCAGTAGGATTTGTAACATATTGCGGAGAAGCCCAACCACGATCAAGTTTCATTCCAGTAGTTACATCAATAGTAGTTTCAAGACCACTAGAAAAATCAGCTGTAATAATACCAAGCATTCCAACTTTCTCCATACATTCAACTACCAGATTTCCAATGGCCGGATCATTATTGGCTGAAATAGTTGCCACTTTTCTGATCTTTTCCATATCATCATTTACTGGAATTGAATTATTTTTGATATACTCAGCCATCCATTTTCCGGCCTTAAGCATACCAGATTTCACCTCATTTACATTAGCTCCAGTCCGTAATGCTTTCTGTCCTTTTTCGCACATTTCTTTGATTAATAGTGAAGTCGAACTTGTACCATCACCTGCTAATCTTTCTGTTTGAGCGGCAGCATTTTTTACAAAAATAGCTCCTGTATTCTGAAGTTGATTCTTAAATGAAATCGACTTAGCAACAGTAGCTCCATCTCTTGACACCTCTGGACCTGTAAATCCTGAAATACATACGGCTTTACCTGACGGGCCGAGTGTTTTCTTAATTGCCTCTACTGATTTTTTTACACCTTCAATAATTTCGGCCTGAGTTTCAAAGCCGTGATTAATAATTTTTCCTTCTGACATGTTTCGTTTTAATTAAAGTACTACAATAATTTCATTTAAAGTTATAACACGATATTCTGTTCCATCTTGAGTAAATGATTTTCCTGTGTTTGGATAAATCAAGATAGTATCACCAGGTTTTAATACTCCCTCGCTAACTTCTTCACCTACTCCAATAACCTCAGCTTTTTCACATTCACTCGCAGGAACAACAAAATTTCCTATCTTTTGAGTCATAGTATCTTTTTTATCTACTATGACCAATACTTTAGATTGAATTACTTTCATTTTTATTAATTTTATTTTAAATTTTTACTCATATATAAGAAAATCACCCTTAGAAATCACCCTTTTTATTGATTTGGAGGAGAAAAAAGAGCCCAACCCACTATAATCACTACAGGAGGTTGGGATTAATTTTATTATGAATTTATTAAATTTATTGCCTATTAACCAATTGGAGTTAATAGAAGAAATGAAATTTATTTTTGCTCTTGTTGTTTGTAATATTCTTCAAGTTTATCAGGATATTTTTCTTTAAAGTCTGAAAATTTAAACCAATATGAATTATTATATAAGGATTCAGTATTTAATTTTTTATCTTTATTTAAGATTCTCCATACATTCTGGTGAAATAACCCATCTTCTCTAACATTTCCAATACTTTTATATATTTTTATAATCTCATGATTCCGATTAGTTCTTATTATTTCATTTCTAAATAACTTAACAACTAACTTTGGTAAATTATTTGTTTCTTTATTAAGATAGTATTCATCTAATTTATCTGAATATTCCCATTCATCTAGGCTAGTCCAATAATAATCAAAGTATTTACCTATAGCAAAATAAGATGTCCTTGTTTTATTACGATTTACTGCAGCAGATACTGAAGATTCAGAAAATCCATCTTTTATAACATCTTTTACTGAATCATAGATTTTATATATTAAATAGTCTTTATCATGACAAATAATCTTTTTACTTCTCTTAGTTTCTCTAGGAATATATTTTATTATATTAGAAATTGCTCCTTTTTCATAAAATTTTTGAATACTATTCGAATATAAATTAATAGCATCGTTGTAATACATCCAGTAATATTCTCCATATAATGTTTTATTCTCTATACTCCTTCTAAGATACTCTGGATTAAATCCATCTATTTTAATAGAGGATATTGTATTATATATTTTACAAACATTGAAGTTTTTATCAAAACATACTATCTTTGTTCCGGAATCATTATATTCTAATACAGTATTTCTTTCTAAAGGTGTTAAATTTAATTTTGGTAGATCTTTTAATGAATAAAATTCATTTAATTTTTCTGGATAATTAATTTTAAAATCTTCTAATAAAGAAAATTTATATCCTCTAGAAGTATTGTAATCTCCTTTTACAGTACTACTAACAGAAGTGTGATTAAAACCATCCATTTCAGTTTCTGAAATACTACTATATACTCTATAAACTTTATTAATTAAATCATGACAAACAACAGGATATGAGATAGAACGTATATATTTTTCTCTTAACTCAGCAGAAAGGGTAATATTATATTTCTCTATTACTAATTTTCGCTCGGATGTATATACTGAATTTACATTAATCATACAAAATAGAGCAGATAATATTTTATTATTATCTGATTGAATTCTATATAATAAAACGTGTGCTATTATATGTTCTAAAGCAGAAAGAAGTACGTAATTATAGTTCTCATCTTCACCTGACATACACCTAGGTAAAATATGATGTTTCTCTGTATAAAATTCGATTTTTCCTCGTTTTAATCCTCTCTGAAGGGCTTGATCTATTAATTTACAGTAATCTTCTAGATATTCCTCTTCAGTTCTCCCATCTAGAATCATCTCATTAAAATCTTTTTCATCTAGGTAACTACTATACTTCATCCCTGGATTTTCGGTAGATTTTATACCTTCTATTGGTTTAGATTTCATAATTAAAAAATATTTAAAATAATTATAAACCTCATAAAAATTTTACTAAAGGGAAATTTCAGGTCAATAAAGTTTGCAACCTTTACTAATCTTACTTTTTCCCTATTCTTATGAAATCTAAATAAAAAGAACACTAGATTAATTTATAATTTTATTTATAAATTTTTCTAATGTTCTTCATATATTAGGTTTTAATCTTCCTTAAAACGCAAAAATTCACTTTAAGGTCTATTAAATGGAGTTGGTCCAGAAACAGTCTGTCGTATATTAATATTGTTTCCTTGTTGTAGCCCACTTCCATGTTTGTATATACTCTGTTGAGCTTGATTATATTGAATATTATAGTTATTAATCATTAAATCTATATCTGCCTCAGAAAAACATCTTTTCTCTTGAATCATTCTTATATCGTCATATACTTTCTTTGGTAAACTTCTAAATCTACCATTCTGAAGTCTTATATTATAATCAATTATATTTGTTTCTCCACGTCGATTTTTCGTAATTGTTGATATTCCTAGGTTGTTAGGGTTGGGTTTCTCACCGCCCTTAGAGCGTGTTATAATAAAATCTACCACATCAACCTTATGGCTAGACCCAGCTATATAAGACATATCTAATACTTCTTGACTATATGCTCCAATTTTTAACTGAGACAATATAAATACTAACTTTCCCATTGCAGTTAACTCTGTAAGCTTATCATAAATATCTCCGAAAGATTTATACATAGATCCATCCTCTCCACCGTGAGCGTTTTTAAATCCCGCATCATACATTACTAAATTTAATATGGTATTAAATTATTAGACTATATCATCTATTTTTCATAGTTATACATTTAGTCGTTGAACAAGTAACTAATATTCCTTGATGCTGATTTATGTCTTACATTTTCCAGCATTTTAGTATAATTTTCTTAAATTTTATTATTTAAGCGACTAAGCAATTAATCGATAAACAGGATTTTATAATCTTTTGTTTTCATGAATTCTATATATTCATCCACTGAAATTTTTCCGGCAGGTAATATAGTTATGCTAAGATTATTTCCAATTATCTGACACATACTATTATAGATTGGCCCTATATTTTGAGATACTTCACTAAAAGAGCAACCACTAAATTGAGCTCCTAATCTGATAATAAAATCTTTCATTTTGAGATCCCCAAGGGCTAAGTAATGTACTTTATAACCTTGTATTGCCATATTCAATGCTTCCTGCATAGCCATTAAACTCTTTCCAACTCCTGGAGGCCTAAGCTAACTTATTGATATTCAATATGTTATAGACTATATCATCTATGAATGTTACCTTCATAGTTCTATATTTAGTCGTTGAACAAGTAACTAACGTTCCTTGATGCTGATTTGATTTGTTATCTTTCCAGCATTTTAATAGAATTTTCCTAGATATTATTCTAGGCGACTTCTCCAAATCGCAATTAGCCCGAGTTGTCCAAATTCATAAGCTCCGCATGAAAAGCAATTATTTATCCATTCAAATTTACTAGGTGCACCGCCTTCTGCCTGTTCAGCGATGATTGAATTAATATCTATTTGTGTAAATCCAATCTCACTAAAATTATCTAGATCAGCAGTAGTTTTAACATTTATATTTTTCACAAACTTAACATATTCTTCTGGATTTTGAGAATAGAGTCTGTTTGCTTTTTGAAGATTAACTGAATATATTACATCAGTTAAAATCTTTCTGGCTGGTTCAATTTGACTTTTTGTATATCTTTTCCATTTTATAATTTCATTCATCACCTCTTGAGTCTCTTGTGGAGTTTTCTGAGATCTAAATAAGATACTCCTAAATAAAGGCTCATCTATATTTTCTAGAGGATAAGTCTTTATAGCATCCACGAGTTGAGAGACCATACCATTTCCGGCTGTTTGTGGATTAGTCTGAAAATAATATTGAAGATCTAATATATTATTTTTAGCATCCTGAAATAAATATTGATTAAAACAGCTAAAAATCAAATCAAATACACTACCATTATCCATACTATATTTTTAAAGATTTTCTTCATTAATAATAACATCTTGAATATCACAATACTTATAGTAGTTATGTAATAGTTCATCTCTTTGTTCGAATCCTTTTGTATATACCGGGATTCTTTTCGGTATTTTAGGTTTTAGTGCAAGAACGTTCATATTAGTTCCTCTTGCTGTTCGTCCTAGTTGTTGAAGAACCGATCCAGCGTTGATATTAGAAACTAGTAATATATTTTCTAATCCAGGAAGGTCTAGTGCTCTAAATCCTGCGGCGGTACTAGGAATTATATCTACCATTCCATTTTTAATATATTCGCATGATTGTTGAAGATCTAGGTTTGTTTTATTTCCAGACAAGTCATAATAAATATATCCTTCGCCGCAAATTAAGAGCACTCTAAATACTCCAATAAAAAAGTTATCTATCCAAGTTGAAATAATATTATTTAAATTATTTATTGGGATATATAATTTAGGATATTTTTTTGCTATCTTTACAATCAATTCACATACTCCAGGATCAACCCAAATTTTTGACATTATTGTATTATAGACATTATTATCCTCATTAAAATCCTCTTCTGTAAATTTAATATTATTTAAAGCGATAGTATTTATGTGGATACTATTTATTTTCAGACTAGTAGGCATTCTATAAACTAATGCTGGTCCGAAATATTTAATTAAGTCCTTGTTTCTTACTACTGTTTCCGTAATTCCCTGTGCAAATGTGATCATAACTCCTGAATCTCGATCTGCAGTTCCAGAAAATCCGTACATAACTTCAGCATTCACTAGTCTATCATATATCCATTCACCAGAAGGATTAATAGTATATTCTACTTCATCTACTAGAACCCAATCGAATTTCTTAAGTTTCTCTTCCTCTAAAATACATAGGTCTGGATCTTTTATTTTCTTTTGATTTAGAAATCCTGAAGTAATTATACATCCAAGATCTCCATCTATTGATGTAGGTAATTTACCACCAAATCTAGACTCGTATCTTTTTACAATTTCATCTTTCGCTTTTTTTCCTGGAGTTATAACTAATACTTTTTTTCCAAGTTCATTATGTGCATAGTTTATAAGAGTTGCTATAGTTTCAGTTTTCATTTTGTTATCTCATAAGTTTTTTATCTTATAATTCTTATTTTATTTAAATAAGATCGGCATATATATTCTTCTAATTAATAGAAGTAGGACACTCATGGGAAGATTATCTCACCTCCTATGCTCTACACTACAAAATTTATATTTGTAGATCGGTATTAGATTTAACCCATCCTTCACCGAATTTGTCCTATAATAAAATTAAGTATTTTTACTTAACTCGGCAAATTTTTTATATTTTCTCTCTAAATAAACAGTTGCATTTTTATATAATAAATTTCCTACACCAACGGCTTTACTACATTCACTAACTATTTGATAATTATTAATTCCTTTCTTAGATGATCTCGTTGATAATAATTTTCCAAACTTATTTTTAAAAATATCCTGAATTTTAGATAGAAATTCTTTTGTTCCTAAAATATCTATCCTTAATTTATTTCTACTAGTATTCGTAATACTTCCGTCTCCATCTATATATCCCCTAATAAATGAATATACTAAATCATTATTAGAAAATATTTTTAATGATGGGAATACTAATATTAACGACTTATTAGGTACACAACCTAATTCAATTAATCTATTGTGAAAATGTTTGTCGGTTATTATACATCTACATCTAAAATACTCTTTATTATTTATAGAAGCCGCTTTACTTACCGTTATAGATCTTTTATTTTTAAGGAATTTATTAAATTTCTCTAAATGTTCTTTATCACTAGCTTTTAATGATAACTCTACTGAATTATTATATTTACTATTAACAAATCCATCTGTATATAAAAATCCTAACCAATAGGCTTTTTCATCAGAATCTATATTATCAAATACTGTATTATCAAAATATAATTCTTCTTTTGGAATTGTTAATTTATATTTTTTTAAATAATTATATAAAGTACTTTTAGAAACATTTAATTCTTTAAGAAGATCTTTACATCTATAACCTTTTTCAATCAAAGAAGTAAGATCTTCTATTTTTAACTGTTTTGATTTTGTCATGTTATTTAGATTTAAAATTATTTACCATATCCTGTATTAGTTTGAATAATCGCTCTCTTATATTTTAACACATGCAACATATCTTCATTTTGATAATCTCTGAGATTTGGAAATGGATAGGTTCGATAATAATCTGCAAATATTGTTCTAAGAATTGTATTATAATCTGTATCACTTAAGATAGGTTTAAATACATTAGCAATATAAGCTGCCCATCCCATTCCTAAGATAAAAGTATATATTCCTTTCTTAGGTCCGCATGATCTAGGGTTATCATAAAGTTTTGCTATTTCTTCAGTTGTATTCCAAGATTTCAACCAAGGGGAATACTTAGTTACTTTTCTTTTAAATTCTAAAAGACATTTTACACTAGGGTCATCAGTTTTTATTACTATTTTATTTATAGTATTATCTATCGATGCTGTTATCATTTTATTTAATCCATTGTAAATTATTTCCAGCCCTAAGTTTTCGTTTCATACATTCTTCTGGATCTTCTCCATTAGATTTTATGATATTAATAGGGCAATAATCTATTCTTTTTCTTATTTTTTTAGCTACACCCATAGATTTTTCAGTATCATCTAAGTAACATAAGATTTTTTCTGGAACGTACTCACTAAGAAAATCTAATTGATAATCTGATATAGAACTTCCCAAAACTGCAAAAGGTATATAATCAGGTGCCATAATTAAAGCAGCTATAGCATCATATACCCCTTCCACTACTATTATTTTTCTTAGACCTTGACCATGATCTATTACATAAGGAGGCTTTGCTGATATTTGTGGGAAAAGATATCTAATTTTTGTCTTTCCAGAAAATCTAATCTGGTAATAAAATACTTCCCCATGATATTTAAATGGCATTACTACATTTCCATCAACAAATTTAAAGTCTAGGAGTTTATAGATGTCGTTCATAAAAGGATGTCTACTCATTAGATAATCATAGCCTCTTTGATCAAAATTATCAAATTCATTCCAGTATTTATCTAATGTCCATATAGGATCTTCTGTAAGTTTAACTACATTTGGATGACCTGAATATCCATAATACAATGACATAAAATCAGGTACTTTAAATGATGTATCAACTTCATCAGACACATGTATATAGGCTCGATTACATACAAAACAAGTACCAACAGTTAAGTCAGTTTTTATATATAATTTATGTTTTGTATGTCCAGAATCTCTACAAAATGGACAATGAATAATATAGTGTCCTGTTGAATTTGCATGAGGTTCTACTTCTTCCATACTAGATACTCCATAAAAATCTTTAAGAAGTTCTTCGAAGTTACAAAACACTAATACACGTCCGTCTTTTAATTTTACTTCTTTATAGTCTACCATAATTTTTATAATGAAACTGACATGATAAAATACTTTCCTTTCTCAGTCCATCTTCTTTGATTGTGAGGTTTTCCATCCTTCCCAACAATCATTACATCTTTTGTTAATCCAAGAGTATCGTAAGGAGATCTTAGGAACCATTTATTACCTTGATGATATATAATATTCTTTGCTTCTAGAATACTATAAATATCTTTGCTAGACTTACATAAATTTAATCCTTTCGTAATTTCAGTCATAGTATATAGACTTTCTGAGGTAGAAAGAACCAGATTTGCAAAGGTTACTAAATCCTTTTGGGAATCTAATATATTCTTAAGGTAAATATTTTCGTTATTAGATTCAATTAATTTTTGTTGAATATCCATATAAGCTCTTTCAAACGATTCTCTAGATTGATCAATAATAGAATATCCATTAATCATTATTTCCTTTATTCTATCATTACACCAAATAGAGAACATAGGATTTAACCATCTAGCGAATTCTAGGGCTACGTTTTCATGTAGCCAAGTTCCCTGAAATTTTGGCACACCTCCTTGAATTTTTACAATTAAATCCGTTATGGGAATTCCCATAACGCTTTCTAATGCTTTCAGAAATTCTTTTGTAGATTTCTGTCTATACCAATCAGCAAATAGCTTCCCAAAAGGTTTAGCCATTTCAGTTGCATTAATCATTGTTCCCTTACCATCTCCTCTTAATGAAAAATTAATTTCATTGTTATCAAATTTAAAGATAAAACTTCTATCTTCCATGATATTTATACTCTTGAAATAAAAATGGAATCCCTTAGATAAAATTCTATGAGATTCCAATAGTTTATAATACTTTATTTATTTTTTTCCTCTTTAGTTTCAGGTACTGATTTTTCTTTCTCTTTTTCAGCCGGTTTTGTTGGAGTTGCTGCCGGTTTTTTATCTACTGGCTGCGGTTCTTTTTCTTTTTCCTTATTACAAACACAAGGATCTTGATTACACTTCGGACATTCTTTTGGTGCAAAACGTTCAATAGCTTCATCAAGGGATTGAACTACAAAACCTACTGATCCTGATACTCCTGCACACATATTTATTTCAAATGGTCCTGATACAATTAATGCTAGTTCATTGTAATCATAAGAACTTACTAGTAAACTTAGAAATTCATTACTAGGCATAATATCACCAGAAACAGAATGTGCTGGGATAGTAATTCGTTGAGTACCTGATAAAGGTAAATTAATTTGTGATTTTGTTCCGTTATAAACTCTCATAATTTTTATTTATTAATGTTTTCTATTTTATTTTCCGGGGTACACAACTAACTCCGGATTTTCTCAATTATTAGGGTTTGAGTTCTCAAGGACTGTGTTTTTATCATCGGGCTCTTCTATAAATACTGGAAGATCAATTTTAGGAAGTGCACAAAGAAAATGTTTAGATTCAGTTTTTTGAGAATTTTTCTTTTTAAAGAATCTTTTCTTTTTTTCTTCGATTACTCTATGCACTAAAATTCCAGAGATTAGTTTTCCCGTATTTACTATATGAATATTCCATCCATCAGTTTCCGGAAATTTCATTCGAAGAGCTGATAAAACTTGATACCTTACTATAGCATATTTAGATTGAAGAGTAGCATCTTTCGGAAATTCTGTAACCTCCAAAAGATCATCCACAAACATTTCTAATTCCGTTCTTAATTTCGGATCAACTCCATCAACAATATTTACTGGAGAACCTAGATTTATATTAATATCTTCTAAAGGAAATAAATACTCAGGAGAATCTACACTTAAAACTAGATTCTTATTAAATATTAATGAAGTATCCACAACTTTCTTAAGTGGTTTATGAAGTCTAGACACATTCTTTTTAAGGGAAAATTTACTAGAACATTCAGATCCAATTATATTATCCTTTATATACAACATTGATTCTTTGGATAAAATCAAATCACGTCCAGATAAGAATATAACAGAACAATAATTTCCAGCAAAACCAAGAAGATAAGGAATAGTAAAGCTAGAGATTACAGATGCTGAGTTAATATATCCGCCGAGAGGATTAAAGCCAAGTAAATCTATTGCATTTTCCTTACAGTAATTAACAATATCATAATTAAAATTCAAAGGACATAAATCAAGAGAGACGAATTTAATTTTCTCTTCAATAGCTTTTTCTATGGCTTTGAGATCTTCGGCGGTCTTTGGATTCTTTACCCCAAACTCTCCAATTATTTTATATTCCCTAAGTTGTTTAATAGTTTCTTTAATAGTTTCCAGATTTTTAAGAACTACTTCAGAATCTATCAATAACAAGTCGACTTTCTTTCTTCCAAGTTCAAGAAGATGCCCAAGGAGTGCTCTTTCAGGATTATCTAAAAAATCAATAGAAGTGATTAAGCTACTTTCTGAAAAACTCTTTATAAATTCAGAAATCAAAAAATCATTATTAGCTGAGATAGATGTATGAAAATAATCAAAAGAGTATTCATCTTCAGGATCTACCCACGGTTTAATGGTCATATTCGAAGTATCTAACCCTACCCCTTGTACTTTAAATTTTGTTGATGTTGTTGTCATAAAATAGATATATTAATTATGTTATTAGATAATGTTTCATTTTTCTCAGGGAGCCAAGAGATATTAATTATTGGTTCTTTTTCAGAATTTAAATTAATACTGTTCTTAAGAAATACTGAATCCTTAAATACTTTACAAGCTCCAAGTAATTCTAAGAAAATAGAAAATACAAATCTCATATAATTCTTATTTCTTAGAAGAATTAATTTTATTATAGTATAATCTTGATAACTTATTTCTTTTAGATTTACTGGCTCTTCTGTTTTAGTATCAATAACTTTAAATATTGATTTTGTATCATAACCTTGAGTATTGAAAAACTTAACACAATTAGGAGAATTATCTAATTTTAATCTTTTTGTTTTTCTATTTGAATTAAGATTAAGAATATTATATCTACTAAAATGTTGTTTATCGTAAGGAACGATTTCAGGGAAAAGAATTTTATAATTATTAATCTCTATATTATTCTTTCCTGATACTATTCTATATTTCTCTGATAGATTTACTATTTTTATACCAGTCAAATTCGGAATAGATATAATTTTTGGATATCCAGGTACCCAATCTAAAAACCATATATCATTTCGATTCGGAAGATCTAGTTTACTTAGAACTTTCTTGAATTCTAAATAATCATGAGAATAGGTAGCTAAATGGTAAATACTATCAATCAAGAATAGTTGTAAATATCTATCACTAAGAATATAATCATAAAAAGATTTTATATTCTTTATAATAGTTTTAATTAATTCTTGTTTTTCTGTCTTCTTTGTAATAGAGTTACTACATATTCTACAAGGAAGATAATAAAAATCTTTAATTAATGTAGATAATGGACCTCTATATTTATTACATCTAAAGCAAAAATTATCAAGATCTTTTTGATGTGTTAATTCAATTTCACAATACTCTTGATAACTTAAAAAATGCTCTTCGGATAGATGTTTTTCAAATTCTATTGGATCATTACTTTTGAATCCACACCAAATACATTCCATTTATTTTAAATTATATAATCCTGTATCAATAAATTGTTGCTTTAAATCATTTGCTAAAATTTGCATATCTGGATGAGCATCTTTAGCACACCTTAATGAAAAGAATCCAGCTTTTTCAGGAGTATCTTCAGAAGGAATATATGTAAAATCCTCAATGTAACCAGTCATACATAGTTCGGTTTTTATATCATTTGGAAGTAATCCTCTAGCTTCTTCTGGTTTTAGTTTTTCTCCTTCGTCAGTAGAAGTTGCATATAAATAATCGATCTCTGTATTCCTCCATGATCTATCAAAAGTTGCAATAGTTCTATCCCATACTGTAAGATCTTCCCATAATTCCTGCCCATCTATGTCATGAATATAACTTCGAGATAATCCTGTTTGAGAATCTATAGTTGATGCAATATCTTCTCTAACTCTATATATCCACTGAGGAAGAATAAAGGTAAGTTCCCCTCCAAATCTATCTTTTGAATAATTTACATAACGTTGAGATTCTTGAAGAAATGAAAACGCTCTCATTACTTATTTCTTTTTCAAGAAAAATTGGACTATATCATCATCTTTTATTATCAATAAGATGTCTAGTACTTATTAGTCTCTGAACCATTCAATTCTATTGATTGATTTGGATGCTGGTTAGTATAATCTAATACTTTTCAGCAATTCTCTAGATTATTCTTGTAGTGTCTCCACTACTTGGCACAAAACGTTCTATGCCGAACAAGTTCATGAGATATACCTCTACTACAGATCCATCTAGTTGTGACTCTGTGATAATGGTTTTCAGTAGGTTCACACCAATATTTTTTCATAACTCCTTCTAGATTATGTTGATAAATAATTCTTAGATCTGTAGTAACCTCATAAGTTCCAGTTACTGAGTTATGATACCATCTAGTGTAAGGAGCAGTTTTGAAAAAGATCTCCAAGTAGTATCTATCCTCTTCTGGGATACTGAGATATACAGTTCCTGAGTTAAAAACCGCCCAATGACCTCTAGAAAAAAGCATGTTGTCAAACCTTTCCCATGAATCTTCTGTGATTTTATCTTCAGATTTATAAGCCAATCTTCCAATTTTCTCTACATGTTTCATTAATCCATCCACCCCAGGTTGTTGAGGGAGAATGGATACACTTGATTTTACGATTTTCATATTGTTTTTTATTGTTTAATGATTACATCTATAAGTTCTTCAAGGTTCTAGAAGAGCAAAAAGAAGACCTAACACTTATTTCTAAGTGCTAAGTCTTCTGAGTTTTTAACCTTGGCTACTGTTTAATTCTGCAGTAACCTTTTGAATTCTCTCCCTAATAATTTTCTTATAATGATAATCGGGAAATCTCATACTTGTAATCTGAGTTCCTCCCTTCTTTGTAGTGGATATAACAGCAACTGGTTCCATATATCTTGTCATTACATCGATACATTGTTTGTAAACACCAATTAATTTCTTCTTTGCCTGTTTTTCTTTTCTACTCAATTTCATTTTTACAAATTTTTTAAGTTATTATTACATTTATAAGATTTTTAAAGGTTTTGAAAGAAATCAATAATGCTTTTAGATTTTCCCTGAGATTCTTATATATGATATTATTAATAAAAATAAATTTAAAACAGAAAATTATGGATCCTTTATTTGGAATGATTTTTTATTTTAGTATAGCTATAACAATTAGCTTTATTTGTAGTGTTCTTGAAGCAACATTATTAAGCACACCGACTTCATTTATTCAGTCTAAAATCGATTCTGGTTCTAAGGCAGCAATAAAATTTATGAAGCTGAAGAATGAAAGGGTAGATGATGCTATCTCTGCTATTTTAACACTAAATACTGCTGCTCATGCAGTAGGTACGAGTTTAGCTAGTATAGAGGCAGTTGAGATTTTTGGGATGAAAAATTTTGCAATTATTTCTGGAATAATGACTTTTTTGATATTAGTACTTAGTGAATTAATACCAAAATCACTCGGAGCACATTATTGGAAAAGAATGACCTCAATTACAGCTAACATATTAACTTGGATGATTTATATAACATATCCTATAGTTTGGATGTCAAGATATATAATGGCTATATTCTCACCAAAAACAGAAGAAGCTACTATATCTCGAGAAGAAATATCTAGTATGGCAACAATCGGAGAGCGAGAGAAGATATTTACAGGAAGAGAAAGTAAAATAATTAAAAATCTACTTGCTCTTGATAAATTAACTGTTGGAAATATAATGACTCCTAGAACTGTTATAAAATCTTTTAATGCTAATACTTTTCTTAAGGATTTTCCAGATGAATTTGAATTTTCTAGAATACCAATATGGGAAGATACTGAAGATAATATAGTCGGAATAGCATATAAGTCAGATATATATCAAGATTATGATGTTTATCAACCAGGATTAACAATAAAACATACAGATTATGATTCTGATATTATATTTATTCCAGATTCATCTAGTGTTAATGTATTGTTCGAAAAATTTCTTAAAACTAAACAACACTTAGCAATAGTAGTAGATGAGTATGGAACATTTGTTGGAGTAGCTAGTTTCGAAGATGTTATAGAAAATTTACTCGGAATAGAAATAGTAGATGAGACTGATACTGTAGAAGATTTACAAAAATTAGCAAAAGAAAAATGGGAAGAACGAAAAAGATCTATGAATGGTTAAAGGATATATTATGGATAATAAATCGCCAGAAAGATAAGGATTATATTAAAATCAATGAAAAGATTAATATCATCAAGAAAAATATATCAACTGGAGAGATTGATTTTTATCCACAAATAACCTATAGGATTGGTACTAAAGTTAAAGTATATATTCCTATAAATGATGCTTGGATGTTTGATTGTGCTGAATTTATTGGGACAGTACTTGGATCTTATATTTCTAGTAAGAAAGAAGCAATGTCTGATAACGATATAACGTACTTAATTTATGCAGAGTATTATGAAGTTGCTGGACGTCGTAAATACTTGAATAAAGTTCTTCAGATTAGTTCTCAAGATTGTACAATTTGTGGAATCAATGAAGAAAAGAAGAAAAAAGGAATATATACAGTAAAAGATATGTATAATGATATAAAAACATTTTGTAATAATAGTTGCATTTTATCTGATGAATGTAGCGAAGATTGTCCATTCTACCATTATGAAGCAAATAAAACTAGGAAGAAACATTTATCCTGATATTGAGTTATCTGAAGTTGATAAGTTCTTATTTCAGTATGGAATAAAAATGGGATTCTTATTTGATGATGGAGTAGAATTCTTTATTCCAGATCATATAATGACCAAAAATTATCCAGGGGACTTATCATTTTATCGGGAAGGTTTTAATAATCCAGATCTAATATTTGTAATATCTTTTGGAGAATTATTATTTCTGGATGGGGTTACAGAAAAAGAATTATTTAAAATACCAATATATGATTAGTAAATGGTTTGAAGTTAGTGTTGATTTATTTAATATAATTTTTGATACTTACTGGAAAAATAAAAAATCTTGGACATATGATAATATTATAGAAATTCAAAATCCAAGATCTATCCTAAGTGATCAACCATCTGAAAGATTATACTTAGGATATAAAATAAATATAGAAGATTACAAAAATGTTTTCACTAATTTTCTTAAGATACATACTATAGAAGCTCTTAAGGAATCAGGTTGTACAGTTCCTAATACTTACATGTCTATATGTATGATAACTAGTTTAGGACCTGATATTATACCTCTTCAACATGTGGATAAGCACTATAAGATTGTACTAGATACATGTTATGGAGAAGATCCACATCATCAACTTGAGAGTTTCTTACAAAGACCATTAACATCTTGGTATGTAAAAGAGAATGATAAATATATAATTGGAGGAGAGTATCCAGTAGAAGATAGGTTTATAAGATTTAGGTTAATTGATTATACATCATGGAAAGAAATGATTGAAAAATATCAAAAAGAAGATGTATTATCCTATCTTTATCCAGAAGATGATATTCCTAAAAAATTATTAATGTTATCAGATCAGAATCCCTCAAAGCCTTATATGTGAAAAGATAATAGATCATAAGTGAAATGTCTACTCGAAGAAAAACTCGGGTAGACTTTTTATTTAAAAAAAAATAAGAATATGGAAAAAATTATTAGAAAAATTAAATTACAATTAAAGGCAACAATAACTAGGTTTATTTGTTGGTTAAGTTATGGAATGGGGTGTTATAGAAGTGTACCAAATACCCTAGAGATTTATAGAAGTTATACATTCGACAACTTAAAAAAAGAATTAAATATATTACTGGAGATATATAGCCTTACCGAACTTGATTGTGAATATCTTAAGAAAATAGTATCTGTTAGGGCGTCTTCTGGAATTCTTAGATTATTGGAAATGCATGAAAATAAGAAAATGCAAATAACCTATAATCATTTAGAATTAAAGAAGATGATTGAAGACACTTTGGGTATAAAAATTGAAGAGATGGATTGGGGTGAATATAGATATCAACAGAAACTAAGACCATTGTTTTTATGGAATATAGGAAATGGTGAGAACGAAATAAAAAGAAAGCTTGAATTGTATAACATAGTATTATTAGTAATGGAGGAAGACTAAGGTTTTCCTCTTCATTTTTCTCCTTGAAATTCTTATATATGAAATTTAAATTAAAAAATATGAAAAAGAAATTATTAACATTATTAGCGTTAACAACATTATTGTTAGTAAGTTGTGAATCCGTTGAAAAGGTCGAAGATGTTAGTTCTTCAACAACAGTAACAATTAATCTTCCTAAAGGCGAAAAGTTTATAGATCTTAAACCAAATAACAACTCTTTAATAACTTCTGATACTTTAGGAAATATTAATGTATATTTATATTCCTCTACCAATAAAAATTTAATATTAATTTATAAAATAAAACAACAATGAAAAAGAGAACATTAATATTTTGGGGAATTATAATCATAGCTGTAGCATATATAGTATTTGTATTTATTTTCCCAGAGAATAAAAGAACTGTATTGTTTGGAGGAACTATGGAAGTAAAAGTAGAACCTGGCCAAAAAGTAATAACAGCTACATTTAGAGGAACTAGTTTATTTTATATGACTGAACCTATGGACTCTGGATATATACCTAAAACAAAAACCCTCCATGAAAAATCCGGCCGTGGTATAATCGAATCTGAAGTTAAATTTATAGAAAGAAGATGATAACGAAATATAATAGTAGAAATCGAGTATTTAGTATAACTCTCTCCCAAGAAATAATGGAGAACTACTTAAAGAAACGCGGATATCAAATTTCTACATTCTCACAAGTAGCTAAGGATTTTGGATATACGGCCGGAGAACTTATGGAGGAATTAAAACTATATCCTAGTACGTTTGATTATAAAATAGCATACCTCCCAGAAGAAAAAGAGGAAGTATATCGAAAGTTTATAAAAATTATAGAAGAACGAAGAGAAAGAGAAGATACTAAATATTATTCTGGAGGAAAATGGTTTTGGTATAACTGTGCGGAACTTGATCTCTTAAATCATATAGTAGATCTTAAAGCGAGAGCAATTATGAAGTCTGAATTTATAGAACGTATTATAAATTATGATTGAAGCTATAGAATTATTAACAAAACTAGAATGTGAAATTGATTTATTAATTAAATTATTAGGATATGAACAGAAATAAAAAAGCGTTAGTTATCTTTCATAGGGTAGATTTTGATGGAACATCCAGTATGTGTATAGCAGTAAAATCACTATACGATGAAGGGTACCAAGTAGATAAAACCGGATATAATTATGGAGATGAAATTCCAGAAATGTATGTAGATAAGAATGGAAGACCCTATGACCTGATCTGTATGGTTGATATAAGTTTCCCTCCTGAAATTATGTTACAGGTTTGGGAACACTATGGAGATAACTTTATATTCATAGATCATCATGTATCATCCATCGAAAGTTCTATACAAAATAACTACACCGGAATTAAAGGTATTCGTGAGATTGGACCAGCTGCTTGTGAATTAACTTGGAGATTTTTCTGTCCAGGTCAAGATATTCCAGAATTTATTCGACTTCTTGGAGTATATGATACTTGGAGAAAAGATGAAGTTGGGGAAGATGATTGGCAAGATGTAATACTTCCTTTACAGAGTGGTTTGAAATTTAAATATGGCTTAAATCCTGATACGTGGCTCTATGAATTTCCTAATCTATGTTTCTGGGAAGATAGATTGACAGAAGTAATAGAACTTGGAACTATTCTTAAACAAAATCAGGATAAAATTAATAAAGGAGTAGTTAAATCATTCTCATTTCCCGTTACTGTTGCTGGAAAATATAGAGGAGTTTGTGTAATAGGAACTGCATTTTCAAGTACAGTCTTTAATTCTGTCTTAAATGATTATGATATTTATATAGTATGTAATCGAAGAGATAAAGGAGTATATAGTATATCAATGTATAAAGAACCTGATCGAATTCCAGAATTTAGTTGTGCTGGATATAGAGGCATTATTTTTGGACATAAAAGTGCTGGAGGTGGTACTTTAAACTTTGAACAATTCAAGACTTTAATAGAGGATTGTGAAATTTAAAACTTATAAGAACCAAGGATTTTATTTCCTTGGTTTCTTTTTTCTTGATACATTTTTATGAGGACTAAGGAACCCTTTATCATACCTTCCGTTCACCACTAAAGGGTTCACTCCAGGGCCCTACGGGCTCTAGATTGAATAAACTATATAGGGAATAAATAGATTATAAGAATTCGATCTCCTCCCAAAGGGAGATCGAATATATTAAGTGGAACTTTTTTAATCGAAAATAGATTTACTTTATATATGGTCAAATATGTCCTATTTAAATGACAATTTTGCGCTTCTACTAACTTTAAATCCTTACAATTGAATGAAGATTATAAAGGGTATCCCTAGTCTTCAATTTTATGTAACTGGATTGTGTATTAAAAAGAATCTATAAATAATAAATTAATTAAAAACTTTATAAAATTATGACTAAAGATAAAATTATTGTACCTAGAGGAATTAGGTATATAGGAGAGTGGAAAGATTTCTGCTTTTCTAATTTTCTAAGTAAATGTATTATTAATAAACAATTACCTGGATGTGGTTTTACTGAATACTGTATTAATGGTCCTGAGAATGTAATACTTTGTTCTCCTAGAAAAATGCTTTTAAAGAATAAATATGATCAACATAAAAATGATATTTATTTAGTAATTAATGAGATGGATAAAGATCCAGATGTGGATAAGGATATTAGTAAGGATATTAAAAATCCTAATTTAGATGAAGATTATCAAGAAAAGAAAGATAATTCTGAGATCTATGAAAGATTATATAGAGAAATTGATACTTATACCTATCAAAGATATCTAAATAATCAACCAGCTAAGATTCTAGTAACATATGATTCATATAGAATCGTTAAAGATATTCTTGAAAAAATTAGAATATTTGATAGGTTTATAACTATAGTAGATGAGTTTCAGAGTATTTTACACGATTCTAGATTTAAAAGCAATACTGAAATGGGATTTTTGGAATATCTTAAACAATCACCTACTGCATACTTTGTATCAGCTACTCCTATGATGGATGAATATCTAGAAATGTTAGATGAATTTAAGGATCTCCCATATTATGAATTAGATTGGTATAGTTCAGATTCTAGTAGAGTAATCAAACCTTCATTAAAAGTACTTACAATGAAATCAGTAGGTACAAAAGCAGAAGAAGTAATTCAATCCTATCTATCAGGAGATTTTGAAGAAGTTGTTGTTCTTAGAGATAGTGTACCTACTAGAGTAATATCAGATGAAGCAGTATTTTATGTAAACAGTGTTAATCATATTATATCTATCATCAAGAAAAATGAATTAACTCCAGAACAATGTAATATATTATGTAGCAATACTCCAGAAAATCTAAAGAGAATACAAAAGAAATTAGGAAAAGGTTTTACTATAGGAGAAGTACCTCTTAAAGGAGTTAAACCTAGGATGTTTACGTTTTGTACTAGAACGGTTTACTTAGGAGCAGATTTTTATAGTTTATGTGCACGTAGTTTTATATTCTCAGATTCTAATTCAGACTGTTTAGCAGTTGATATTGCAGAAGATCTTCCACAGATACTAGGTAGACAAAGGTTGTTTAGTAATCCTTGGAACAATTCAGCAACTTTTTATTATCGTACTACAGCAGATTATAGAGAAATGAAAGAGTCTGATTTTCAGAAAATTTTAAATAAGAAAACAGAAACTACAGAAAACTTATTATCAGTATATAATAAAGGAACTGATGAAGAAAGATATGATTTAGCGAAAAATTATTTATATGTAGCTAAGTCAGCAAGTTATAAAGATAATTATGTAGCAGTAAATAAAATAATTACCAGTACAGGTAATATTATTTTAAAACCTGTTATTAATCAGCTTGTAAAAGTTAATGAGATTCGAGCATTTAAAATTCAGCAAATTGATTATAAAGATAGATTTAGTGTATTTAGTAGTGTACACTCTAAACTTACTCCTGATGATATAGTAAATAGGGATGTAACTAGATTTTTCTGTATTTATGATACTTATACTACAATTCATGATAAACTTAAAATGTTATGTGAATATCCTGTTTCTAGAGAAGTGATAGATATAGTTCTTGGACAAATAGCAGATTCTGATGAAGTTAAGTCTTATTATCTGTCATTAGGTCCTACTAAACTTAAAGCGTTATCATACAATTCTCATAAAATAAAGAAAGAGCTTGGAATAGTAACATTTAGTCCAGAATTACTTAATAATACAATTCATCAAAACTTTAATCCAGGAGAGAAATATACACTATCTAATCTTAAAGCAAAACTAGGAGATTTATATTCTAGTATTTCTTATACTGCAGTGCCAAAAGCTAATGATATTTTAAATTACTTTGAGGTAAAAGAATATAAATCTACTGAGGTTGTAGATGGGGAAAAGAAAAGAGTAAGAGGATATGAACTATTAAGAAGAAAGGATAATTAATTATGATATATTTGATTAAGAGTGCAGGTTATGATGAGAATGAAAATTTAATTCATCTTCTCAAAATAG